CATCCGTCATAAGAACCACGTCAGCAGCTTCAATAGCCGCATCGATGACGGGAGGGTGGTTAATTTTTTGACCCCCCCCCCTATGGTCTGGGTTGATGATTAATCATCTGTATAGATGAGGTCACCATCTTCATCATACTGAAGCTCATTCAATGGGAGTTCGTCCTCTTCAGGAGCTGTAACTCTCACGATGTTACCCCAGATGTTGTGCTCTAGTACCTCTGCCTCTGCCAGTGCCCATGCCACGTCATCATCAAGGTCTGGTTGTGCGCCAAGCTTGGTGTCGTAGATGCGAGCGAGGTAGCGTTCGAGGTAGTAGCCATGCTCTTCATCCCACTGTCGCCACTGTTCGTACTCGTCGAGTGGTGAGTAGGGGTTGTCACTAGTAGTGAGTGCCATGACTCTGTACTCCTTCCTTACTGTAGTAGTGTAGTGTGTAGAGTGATAGTGTAGTAGCGTACACTGTGTGTAGCACTAGGACTCGTTGACGTAGCGGTTGATAGTAGAGGTACTAACACCAAGCTGCTTAGCAACCTCAGCATAGGTGTGACCGTTAGCTATCATAGCCGCCGCTCTATCAGCTCTAGCTTTAGAGAGTGTAGTAGTAGGACGAGGTGTAGCTAAGCTCTTGAGTTGGTCACTATCCATGTACTTGATGAGCTCTTGTAGCTTGGTACTAGAGATAGCATTAGCTTGTATTGCATCCCACTCAATATCAGTAATCTTAACTGGATTTCTGTGAGCTCCTACTTCTTCTCGTGCTGCAGTAATTGCTTTAGCTCTAAGCTTCTTAACGTCAGCCTTAGATAATTCCTCTCCATTTGCTGTTGCTCTGTCTAGCTCACGCTTGATGTTAGTGTTTGCTAATATCTGTGCTTGTCTTTCTCTAGGTTTATTAAGCTTGGCTAGCTTGACCTTCTCGTTGAGAGAGTTGACTTCATCAGTATAGATCTTAGCAGCAACAGGACTCTTCTTCGGAGTCTTAATAGAACTAAGCTCAGCTTCTGCTTTAGATTGTCGAGCTTTAAGATTATTAATATAATCTACATATTCTTTTTCTACAGGAGAAGCTTTAGGCCCAAGGTAGATGTTAGCATCCTTGATAACAGACGTGATAGGTACGTCGATACCACCTCGGTTGACAATCTTCTTCTTGCCATCTTTATCTACAATCTCTACATTTTCTCCACCAACTTTTACAGTTTGTTTTCTACGAGATAATACAGAAGATGCTCCTAAAGATATACCATCTTTATCTTTATTTAATTTAGATAAATCTGTAACTGGTAATTCTTTTCTTGTTCGCTTATCGTAATACTTAAGTTTAGAATAATCAATTCTATCTACGTGTTCCATATAAGTCTTGCGAAGTTCTGGAATACGGTTCTCTTGTTCACTACGTTTATAGTTGAGCTTATGTTTATATGCATCAATAACAACCATTGAATGTTTTGTTGCTCGAGCCAACTCTTCAAAAGATGCACCACGCAAAGTCATATCAGTAATAAGATTAGAAACAATACCCATCTGTTTCTGTTGATACTCTTTACTAATAGGTTTGAATGAACCTTCAGGGTCTTTGTACTTCTTAGGGTCGAAACCATTAAGTTGTTTAAGCATTGGCTCAGACTTGTACTTACCTTGGTTGTTAGGAATAACATAAGCTACGTCACCATCAAAGTCAGCACCAGATAGTTTACCAGCTACCTTAGGATGGATACCAATAGCATCGGGAGCATCACCACCGATTAGTTTCTTACCTGGGCCTTTGTTGTTTACAATAAGCTCAGGGATTTCGAATCGACCAGCGTGTGGGTAACGTACAAGAATAACACGAGTACCATCTTCGTAACGAGGAGCGAATACTTCATTCTCTTTCATGTTAGGAACAGGTAACAATACGTGACCACGGAATCCAGGAGGAGCTGAGGCTTTGATATGTACAGCCTTAGACTCTGTTGTTTGAATATAATCCTCTAATAGTTTACGTTTAACTATAGGATTATCAACCTTCATGATTTCATCGTAGTCCGTATCATGCTCTTTAAGAGTAGCACGTAAGCGTTCACGAACAACAGGACGTGGTTGTTTGGCTAGAAACTGAGATGATAATGTCTTAGACCAATCGTTCCAATCTCCTTCTTCGTTGACAATGTTAACCTTACCAACCTTGTAGATAGGAGTTGAAAGCTTGTGGCCAATACGTTTTTCTTCTGCAGCGGTTGCAGCTTTATCTACGACAGGTTTACCATGCTTGTCTAGAAGCGGTGGTTGTCGTTTGACTGCGGCTGAGAATGGGTCATCTTGATTGATTTTACCATCAACTAGGTTCAATGGCTTAAGAACATCCTCTTTAGGTGTTCCTTTCTTCTTGTTGGTGTTGAAAATAACATCTACACCGTCAGGAAACATCTTATTGTCTCCATAAATAGCCATACCTTTTAGATAATGGGTATCACCTACAGCAATACGAACTTGGGCATACTTCTTACCACCCAAATTAATATCTTTAGAACCAGGACGAATATACATGACACCATCTTGTGTTTCTCCATCCTTTTCAGTACCATGACCTTTCTCTCCTTCCGGAATTGCATACTTAATTTGTAGGCGGTTCCAAGGAATGCTTGTCACGTCTTGTAGTTTCTGGATATTAGTTGTTCCACCACTATCAGCACGGTATTTAGTTGAACGAATCTTGTCCTTGTTCTCGTAAACATCTTTAATTGTTTTATCTGCAGTTGTGAGTACAGCAGTTTGTGGTTTGTTCATTGGGTTAGTGGCGTTTGGTACATTAATCTTATAGAATGCGTACTCGCCGCTATCTACCAATGCACGTCGAGCAGACTTTAAACGATCCTCAGAGACACCAAGTTGTGCTTCTACACCTTCACCGACATCAAGATATCCTGTTTGAGCTACTGACTCTTTGAGTCGTTCAATAAGTTCTTGTGTTGTGATGCGGTCAGCACGTTCTTTAAGTGTTTCTTGATTAAGAGCCTTACGAACACTTGTTTCAGACCAACCAGTCTTGTCCATAATCTCCCGAACAGAACGTCCGTCGGCATGCATGTTTTTAGCAAGCTCAGTATTGTACTGACGTTGTTGCTCACGCATAATATTGATTTTACTACGTAAAGCGTTGACAGACATGCCTTCGAGTTCTGCGATTTTCCTATACACTTCGTTCCCATCAAGACCTTGTGCTTTGAATTCTTTAAGACGACGTTGGTGTCGCATAATCCATTCAAGGTCTGACTTACTCATATGTTGGTATGGGTTCTTACCAGAGCCTTTAGGATATCGCCCTGACGTTGCCGTACCAATATGCATAAGAATGTCTTGTGATTCTTCACTGACCTCGGCTAGCTCTTGAGGTGTGTAGTAATCCTTCATTTTTGGAATTCCTTTCTAAAAATACGTAAAAATGCAGTTATTTTAGAATGCCTCTGAGAGGCTCTGAGAGCCCGTATAAGCCGTTCTAAGCGTTTCTGGTATAATTGTGCACGATATACCCTAACGTTGAATATAGGCCATTCTACGGCTTCTGAGGCGTATTCTGACGCGTCTAACTGTATAATCTTGTATTTTATGCGATTTTAGCTTATTTTGTCGTAATATATTACGATAAAAAATGAAGCGAGTAGTGAGACTTCACCTACTCTAAAGACTGAAATAGGGCAAATTTCTATTTCCTCTCTATTAGAGAAGTGGAAAAGGCAAAAATATGTGCGGTTTTAAGGTTTAAATCCTTCCTGGTCGTCTTTCCATTCTACATAAATACGGTCAATAGAACGTTTGCTATATTGACCTTTGTATTTTTCATAGATTGTATCAGGAACTAAACCAACAGCAAAGTCTTCGTAAATTTTATTACGAGCTGAGCCGTTTTTGAATGAACCTCTAGGGCGACCAGGACGTTTTTTACATTCGCTATAATTAATATCATATTTATCCAAGTAACGTTTAAGTGCATAACGACTACTAAAACCCATTTCACGTTGTATTAATTCTAGTGGCCATTTATTATTAACCAACCATTGTACGTCTTCTATTTTAATATCTTCTGGTTTACGTCGTGTTGATTTAAAATTTTCATCATGTCCTGTCATTCTTGCTACCCTTTCATATACTACATAATAATGTCTCATAATAAAATTAGTACCTTGTCGTTCTTGTACTGCATTAAAAATTGTATTTTTAAATGGGAAACGTTTTGGGTCACCTAATTCATAAGCCATATCGCTTCCCAATTCTTCAACTAACTCCATGTCATGTCTACGCGTTGTATCGTAATTATTGTAATGTATTATATAATTATCGTACATGAATTTAGTATAATCATCATTCCATATAATATCACTAACTCCAAATTTGTTTAAAGTATTATCAATATCTTCTTCCACATTATTGTCTATTTTATTACCATACCCGAACGCTCTAACAATTACATTTTTAGTTTTTTCAAAATTATAATCGTTAATACAATAAGCAAACATAATCATTCTATCTTTATACGTGATGTTATTAATATCTATTCGTTGTTTATCAAAAATATCGTATAGAGTTTGTTTATAATTTAAACACTCAGCCATTCTAAATATACATTCATTTATTGTTAAATTTGGTAATGAAAGATATATAAGCATAAAACGACATATAATATCAATTTCATTACTATCTAAATAAAAACCATTATATCTCGACCTTGCAAATAATCTAAAAGGATAAAATGGATTTAATTGTTTAACATATTTGTATTGTATCTTATTGTATACTTTGAATCTCTTTTGCATAATATTTTCCTTGTTTAGTCTATCTAACATGACATTCTCCTTTTTCTAATGTTTTTCTAATAAAAATATTTTTAACCAAATAGTTTTCTATATATTTTTACTACACTTTTTTGTAGTAATTTTTTCCTATAAAGTATCTGGAACAATATAAAAAAAAGCCCAAAAATCAACGATTTTACCCCAAAATAGGCCATTTTTAGCCCATTTTACCCCTCATGTCCATATGAAAATCAATTAATATGTGCAAACCGCACATATTTCCATTATACGTAGTCACATAGACCCCCAAAACACCCCATTTTTACCCCCAAAACACCCCATTTTTACCCCCAAAACACCCCATTTTAGGCCTTCATGTGACCACGTATATAAATAATATGTGCGCTACTTCATTCCCACCTCCAAAAATCTTCCAAAATCACCCATTTTCTAACATCTCATGTGAGGTTTTCTAACATGACATGTAAGGTTGACCTCTTATTTTGACCATATTTTCACCCCATTTCCACAATAAAATCACAAAAATCCACAACATTTTACCCATTTCAAACCTCATATTTCTCAAAATAATCGTGATTTGGCCCCCAAAAACTAGCATTTATGTCATTAGAATACAACATAAACAGCCTTTCAAAGGTATAATAGAACGTTTCTAGCACCTCAATAGCCACAATATCGTACCCAAAATACCCTTTTAAGTGCTCAAAAGTCTCCATCCACCCCTCTTTACAAGGTGGAAACTCGCTCAAATTAAGGTGATTATACATAATCCTACTAATATCATCGAACCTAGACTGTATTTCTTCGGGCAAACGACACTTAGAATTCATCGAAATCGGCTTATCAACCACAATTCTACCCCTTTTACCATCAAAAACAGCCTCATATCTACCTACAACACCCACTTTTTCCCCATTAATATCAACAATACAAGCCATAATCACTCCTCCTCGTCCCAAAATCTAGCATTTATCCAGGCAATAACCACTGTAACAAGCTCAAATCCAGCCTCTACAGCGCGTTTTACCCCTACAATCACATTCGTAACAATTAAATAAGACCCTAGAATCGCTCTCTCAGCAAGCCAAATGAACATATTCTCGCCCTCAATCGTAAAATCCATGTCCAATCCCACAATAAACAAGCAAAAACCTAACCACAATAACACATTCATAATACCGTATTCCCAAGTCATAACAACAATAATCCTTTCTATTTCCGTAAAAAGAGAAGCATCGGTATATAACGAGCTCCCTTTTAATAACATTAACTAATAATCTTAGCTAGTTCATCATTTAATCTTTCAATAAAAACATTAATATTATCATTACCAATCTTGATATATGGGTCAGTTAATCTACCAGCACCAGACCAGCTATTAAAATGTTTTAAGGTCGGTTCAGAATAAAGTGCACCAAATTCATATTCACTACTAGATATACAAGAACAATCAAGCGTTAATCTATCACCATTGTATATACATATATCAATAGAGAACTTACAATTATTACCATGTATCGTATCCTCCGTCTCATGAGGAAACGAAACATAATAACTCTCTATATGTTCAACATTGTCAGCAATCCACTCCATAGCCACAGGATAGAACAAGACAAACTGTTTCTTAACTAATTCAATATTCATAATCAATACCCCATCAACCATTTAAATACAACGAACAATACAAGATAAACAATATTACTAGCAATAGCCGTACACACTTTATTCCTAATATATTCCTTTCTATCTTCTTCATCGTCCAAACCACTTTCGTTACTTTTACAATATCCAATAAACAAACAAATACCGAAACTCAACCCAAATCCTATCGTAGGAAATCCAATATGATGCACAACTGTATTCCATCCAAACATAAATACAAATGCATCAAACAACGAATTAGCAATAGCTAACAATGTATAAATCAAACTTTCAATCATTTCTCTTCCTCCTTCTTAGCATCCTTCGTATAATCATCCAATACTTCTTGCATCAAATCAATATACATCTCCTTAGTGGATTCGTTATTACCACGTCCAAGCTCACAATCAACAGTTTCCATATGTGCCAAATCTTTTTCAAGACAAGCTCGAGTATAAACAACACTCAACTCTGCAAGAGTAAAGGTCTCCTTACCCTCCATACCAAACTCTTTCAAATCCTTAACAAGGTCGTATGCATATACTTGCTGAACAAGCTTCCAATCTTCCTTGCTAGCATTCTCATTAAAATATTGTAAAATATCCATATCAATCAACAACCTCCACTTCTGTTTTCTCCATCTGAGCGTACTTATTCAAGAAATTTAAAATATATAAATTAAAATCAACACTATCAATATCAAATTCACCATCAACGAACATCTTACGTTCTTTCATGACTCTAACAGGATATGTGTCAATACAGCCATTGTTGTTATCATTATGCTGAATACCAGGCCCTGTCGCATACACCTGCAATATCTTAGTGGTTTTGAATTTATCTCTAGACCCACTAGTAACAATAGCAATACCAATAGCGTATCCATTCTTCAACTCGATACGAACATTGTAATCATCAATAGGGGGATTAAAACCCTCAAACACACGATATCGTTTAGATGAGTATTCAATAATCTCATCATAATTAGCATGAAAATCAACCCAATTATCAACAATAGGGTTTAATACTTTATAAACTTCTTTAACAAAATCATTAGACATAATAATTCTCCTAACCAAACATAACAATAAACCAAAGAATAATCAAAACTAAATAGAAAATAGGCATACATACTCCTTCTATCTTGTAGTTATTTCAATCCATAACAAGAACAACAAAAATATAAGTCCAAATCTCCAGTCCATCTTAATACCTCCTAATACTCCTTTCCTTCGATAAACGATAAACAAGTTATCGATGAAGTCACAGTTAATACTCCTTCATAATAACGTCTAAATACTCGTTCTTTTGCCCTCTGTTGGCCCTAAAATAAGACCTGTAGGAATACCTACGGCCCTCGTAAAACCACTCTACAGCGTCTCTCAGAGCCTCTGGGAGGTCTTTCTGACCGACTTCTACAATACCAAGGGCGTCGTTCTTCTTATCATACAATACATGTATTACTTGCATGCCTAATCCTCTTTTATCTTAACCTTACAATAAGGTTCCCCATTAACATATTTAGTAGCATACTTACTATCATCCTCCTCAGGTGATTCGAAAGTCGTCGTTCTAGCTATATAAAACTCAATAGGCAATGGGCTTTCATATACCCACAAGTCCTCATCTCTGATAGTATACATTTCACGTCCATATTCGGTATTATATTCTTTATATTTGTTATCCCTAATCCTAGCATTTCTTATACTGAGACAACACATACGAATATTACCATGGTCGTTTGTAGAATATTTAACATTCTTAATGCTTGTTGTCATAATACTCATCTCTTTGTTATCAAAACCAACCTTTACAACAACTTCAACATTCTCTTTCATGTTTATACCTCCTTAAAACCTTTCGCTTTACGATTTTCATTCAATGTCTTATCGTATTCGATATCACTATCATATCGTGGATGATTTCTTAATTGCTCGAATAACCAATCGTTTATGTTTTCACGAGTAGTCTTTCTATTGTAAGAATGTGATTCATAATGCATAATATCTTTTAAAGACCCTCTAGGTGCACAAATGATTTGTCCTTCACCAAATTCTAATATGACATTAGAAGGTTCAGGTTCTGGCGGTTTTCGTCTCAACTCAAGTATAGTCCTCTCTAACCGATTAACATACTCAGCCTGCTCACGCTCTCTAAGCACCTTCTTATCAATCATTCCACTACGCCATAATTTCTTCATAACAACATCCTTTCTAAAAAAAAAAAGAAGAGCGAACTCTTCATGCTAATCGAATAAGTTTGGCTCTGATTTAGAACCCGTACTTCCGATACGGTTTCCATCAGCGTCATACTCAATTTCGTTATATGAATATCCACTACTTCTATAAGATGTATTAAAACTAATACTATTATCCTTACAAAAATCTACAATTTTGTCTTCGTCACGTTCTTTGAACTGCCACATATCAACAGACCATCGTTCACCATCATCAATCAATACTGGTTCTGGTTCAGCCGTGTCAACAACAGTTTGTGAATCAATAACTTTCTTATTATCCACAATGTTTTTAACAACAACCGCTCCAGCAACAGTAGCAACTGCGATAGTAAACACTTTGCTTTTGTTTTCCTTAGCCCATTCAATAGCTTCGTCACGTTTTTCAATAAATTTTTCTTTAAGGTTCATAATTTAATACCTTCCTTTCTATTATACAGGCGGAAATAAAAAAAAAAAAAGAGCGAATAAACGCTCATCGTATTAATCCTTCTTATCATTTACTCTAATGACAGCTTCGTATAATATTGCAGTTACATAACTACCTACACAAAACCAAATCATAGAGTTTGCGAATTTCTCAATACGATCAATTTGTTTATCGCTCAATGCTTTCTTAGTCATAATGTTTTACCATCCTTTCTATTATATTAGAGGTAAAAAAAAAGACAAGAGTAGAACTCTCGCCTAAAAGTCAACTTCATCTAATTTACGACCTAATCGTTTTTCGATACGCATAATATTAAAATCTTTTCGACTTGTAGGTTCATCCATCTTGTCTTCATGATATTTAAGTTTAAAATAATCACAACTAATTAAATATTCAAAAGTGTAACCAGTTCTTCTTTGCATCTTCAAGATTCTTTCTGGATATTTGCCTAGCATATAATAAAGTACACGTTCTACCCAACTATGATAATTAAACCAATAGTTTCTTGTCATTTTATCACAAGTCTCTGCTCGTTTAATAGCTAGTTTTGTATTTTCTCTATACTTCTTATTAAATCCTATCAACATCACATTAATATCTCTAGAAAACAAATAAGTAACAATCACAACAATAATAATTTTAATCATAATTAATTCCTCTCTTTCTATTATAAGAAAGGTAAAAAAAAAGAGCAACGGTATAAAACCGCGCTCAATTTTCTAGTTTACATCTTCAATAACTTCTTCGACATCAAGTTTATCTTCGTTTTTATCTTTGATATCAGAAACAGCATCCATAATTGAATCTTTGCTTGCCAAGGCTACCACCATAGCACCTTTCATATATTCAGCTACAGTATATCCATCGAATTTATCGTCATCTTGAACGTTATCGCGTCTTAATAATAACTTTGATAGTTCCTTAACAATAAAATCAATTTCCTTACTTTGTGCCTCATTTACTTCAAGGTCTTTGTAAGCCTTCACAACACATTCATCAAAATCTGGTGTGTGTTTCATCAATTCATTGTAAATTCCATTAGACATTTCTTTGTCCTCCAAATAATATTTTTAGATTAGGGACTTCTCCCTATTATATAACCAGAAAATTATTTGCCCCAGCGACTCTTAATCATATCGCAAATAAACAATACTACAAAGAATCCACCGATACACAATACATAAGTCTTAATCATTTCAACCCCTTACCTTTCGTGAACATATCAATAACCTTCTGGGTACCTTCATCGAACTTAGGCTTCATACTAGACTCCATATTGTTCATATCCATACCCTGGTTTTGTTGATTCATAATCTCATCAATCTTGGCTTGTTGTTCTTCTGGTGTCATGTTCTCAAAATCCATGTTCTCAATCTGTTCCATAGATTTACCACCAGTAAACTGCTCCATCATACCTTTACCTTGTTCTTGGCTCAGTTTAATATCTGAAGCATCAAGGTTAATACCTTCAGGCCCACCTAGTTTAACAGACTTGATATCAAACTTCATTCCACCAATACTAACCGAACGTCCTGGTGTTTCAATCTTCTTCTCAGGCAAGTCCAATTTCATACCTTTAGCAAAGTTCTTAATACCATCAATCGTGGACGCACTGATATTAACATTACCATCAGTAACCTGGCTAATCCTTTGAGACATATCCGAACTAGACATCTTACTAACATCAGGGAATTCAGGAATATGTATTTGTTTCAATTCCTCAGGCCCTTGTGCGCTGGATAACTGATTAGACATCTCATTCTTAGCCGAATCCAACTTACCCTTCATTTCTCCTAACATATCACTCCATGCCATTTAGATACTCCTTTACTTCTAAATCTTTGCTCTTGTCGATGATTTCATATTCCTTACAACGAACAATAACGGTAGCTTTATCCTTGTCTTTGGTATCGTTGAATATATTGATAAATATCTCACCATTATTGTATTGTTTTATAACAACCTTGTGCAATCCAACAAAATACATCTGACAACCATCATAATCAAATTTAAACATAACAATATCCTTTCTAAAAAAAAAAAAAATAACACCAGCCGAAGCTAGTGCTATTCTTACATTTCTTTTTCTAAAATCTTCATAAGACCTTTAAACATGAATGATTGAGCATCATTACCCAATCCTTGAATGTAGCTAAAATACATAATCTTTCTCAACAGTTTCTTCTGAGTATCCTTGTCTTCCACGTCAAACAAGGCTTCTAGGTTTGCTTCTTTAATGAACTCTTCAATATCGTCGTTCACCAATGAAGTAACACTAGGTAACCCTTTTGGCGCATTAGAAAAGTGATTCAGAATATCTGTATCAAAATTCTCTTTAGCGTACTCTTCAATTCCAGTAACAATTTCTTCAACTTTAGTCATGATAATGACCTCCTATAAATAATTTTCTTAGGGATGTCTCCCTATTATATAGCTGGATAAAAAGAAAGAGCCCTGGTAAAGAACTCAGTCTTTTTGGTGTTATTTGTTTTCTTGGTCAAACAATTCTAAACGTCGTTCCAAGATTTGCAAATAATGTTGCATAGTTGATAATTGTAATTTAAGTAAAGTTTTGTTTTCGTCTGTAATATAAGGTGTCTTGTCTAGAACACCAATAGTATTTTCGAGTTTAACTGTTCTTTCTTTTAAGTCATCGCGTTCTTTTTTAACACGTTTAAACGCCAATTTTGTAGCATCCATAATATTATCCTTTCGGTGAGATTTTAATCGTTTTATCTTCAGCAAGATACTTCAAATCACCATCATAAGTGAATGATTCCAATCCATCAAGACTATACCATACAGAACGTAATCGTTTTTCATTGTCAATCATTTCAACAAACATGATAGAGTCTTTAGTAACAAGAACATCGCTTGCTACTTGTAAGATTTCAGTAGTCTTACCAATATAACGAAGTACAAGCTTCTTACCTGTAATCTTCTTAGCCGCCGTGGTTGCTTCCATTTCCAGTTCCTTTCAAATCAATAGGTGTGTTAGCATCGCCGTGTTCAACCTTGATTGTAGGTGAGTCTTTTTCGTTGTAATAAATACGATAGACAATCACCTGGTTTTTAGGTAGTTCAGACTTAGCGCTGAGTGGTTCTTTTACTTGTTTTCCTTTTTGTTGTGTAATACCTGTAGAGATAACACATACAACAGTACACAATAAGCATAATGTTACACATAGAGCCTGAGTTAATCTTTTACTTTTTAGCAGTTTCATTACGATGTTTCCTTTCCTCCTCAATTCCTTGAAGCCATACAGCAGTCATTACTGCATAATTAGCCATATCAAGAAGAGTATCAGCAAGAGACTCACTAACCCTTCCCCCAATATCCATTCTAGTAAGCGTCCGCAAACGATTATACTTATCGCCAATACGAATAACGCCAGCAACTGTTCCAAAATCATTTAAACTCTCCTCAAAGCTACCACCATAATCGTGGTTTTTGTCTACAAATGTTTGATTTAATTTTCGATACGCATCAAACATAGTTTGCGGGTTAATCAAATCAGTTGGCAAGATTTCACCTGCAATAAAATTACAAGCGTCATCTTTAGGGTCTTCCAACCATTTACGACGTTCTTCAATATAATCCGTAAGGTTGTCTTTTTTCTTTGTCATTTCAATTCCTCCTTAAGACAAATAAAGTGTAGAGATATAATCTCTGTAAAGCATACTAACGACCATTTTTCGGAACATATTTATATTTTATAAGAGGTACATTATAAATCGTCTAATGGTAAAAATCGTTTCATAGGGAAATAGGGAATAATAAGAAGTTAATTATTAGCCGTTAGTATACTCAACAGAGAGCATAGCTCTCCGCAACTCAAAATATGATGGACTGGTCTTTGCGGTCTCAATCCATCGACACACGATATAGAATAATAAAATAGTAAAGTTCTTAGCAAGCCGATTCTTACTAAGAGAGAGCTGTAATACTCTCTGCAGAACACACAATCATAGACCTGTTTTATATAATTTTGAATGTAGAAAGAAGGAAAATTATTATGTAAAAAGGACAAATGAATAGGTTTATTGTTGACTGAAATTTTAACTAACTAATATAAAGGGAATCGTTATGAATAAAAAGTTAATTCGTCTACAATTGTGTGCTCAACAGAAAGTATCACCCATGACTGTGATAATTCTGTACTACTAATCGAATCTAAAACCCACTTTAGGATGATGAAAATTTTGTTTTACTTTCTTTAGATTTTGTGATAATTGGTATCTTGAAAATACGGTTGTTATTTTGGCAAGTAGGAAGCAACCCAAGATTCTTTCTAGCAATGTTGAAAAGAGTATTAAGTGTTGTTAAGATATACATTGTTTTCTAAATTTCGTTTAAGTTGCTATACACTATTTTATAACACGCAGGTGTAATAGTTGCGTCGAGGTGATATACTACTTTCAGTTTTCTAGCTTGCACAACTTAAAGAAATCCTTTATTATCTTCTAAATTTATTTTTGCGAAATATTTTGTCGGGTTGTCATGGCTGGCCCAAAATAAAAAGAAGAGAACAACATACAAGTCGTCCTCCTCTCTATTATAGACCTGGTAAATAAAAATGTTTTATTTAAAACCCTGCATACGACGTTCAACTCGAACACCTTCAATAACATTAGACATCGCTACAATCTGATTCATGATTTCACGAATTTGTTTAGGGTCTGGATTGTCAATATCCATAGCACCCAATTGATACAAGCGACATTCAAATGTCAGTTCTTCTGGTTTATAGTCATATTCAAGACAGAACAATGCACAATAAATCCAGAGTTGTTTAAATGATGGCTTAGACACGCCAGTCTTCAAATCGTGGACTTGTAAGTGTTTCAAAGTCTCATCGAAGTAAATAGCATCTGCTGTACCAAAACATTCGTCAGAGTAATACAACAATACTTCAGATGACATGGGGGTGTCAAACATTGTAAGTGCATCAATAACGAATTGGTTAATAGCATTCTCGTTGTCTTCAGGCATAATATTATATAATATCATTTGTGAAGCAAGCTCGTGCATCTTTGTTCCATCTTCCTTAGAATAGTTATTCCAAGTAACACGACGCATCTTGTCTGCATCATAGTTCAACCAATGATATCCTGATGGGCTAAGTGTCGCATGGCGTCCTTCTAATCGCCAGTGGTCATTCCATTCCATTTAATATCCTCTCTGTAGTGAATAGTTATGTTGGTTTGGGTCGGCTTCCATTGGTGTTTCTAATGTTTGGGTTGTATTCATTACACCAGTTTCCCAACCAACACTGTAAATATAGTATTTGTCGTCTGTGTCTTTCTTAAGACTAATCTTGACTCGACGGTTTTCCTCAGCAACCTTCTCAATGACAGTCTTCATCTCAGCGACAATCGTATCACGCCAAGTACCGAAGGTCTTATCAGAACCCTCTTTAATCTTAAGAGTACCTGAGATGGTCTTGTTAGGGTCGTAAACACCATCAAGGATAATAGGTGCGTTTACCATACGGAATACGATTTCACCATTATCTTGTTTGACCCAGCGTTCCATCAACATAGGTTCATAGCCTTCGCTGTTCTTGATGAACTGAGCAGCATTGAAACAACCATTCAAATCAACATCATCAAATCCATAATTTTTAATATACATGGCTTCAGCATAACCAATAACCAATGTAAAATCGTTTTTATCAAATGTGGCAGCCATAATAACTCCTTAATATTTAAAACGGTTAGTGAAGTGTTTGTAGTACTCAGCAGCATTATGGAATAGATTACCAGCACGATATTCAACAATGTCACTAGACTTATTGTAAGTGAAATATGGTGCAGGGAATGTTACTTCAGAGAATTCTTTACCGTCAAGAGCCATATTATCAGCTCCTTGAGATACAGATTGTCCTGTAATACGTTGCAAAGCTTTCATAACGTCACTATCACAAGTGTAATCAAATACAAATCCAGGAATATAAGGATTCTCAATTTGGTTTGTAGATGTGCTGTAATCTGGTTGGTATGTAGATGCACGTGTGACATTGATGATTGTGTTAAAGTTAGCTAGATATTTAAATGTCTTACGAGCATTATCATGCTGAGCAGGTTCATCGGTCTTAACAAGGATTAGGAATTCGTCTTGTAAATCGTTAATCTTGCGTTGAATATGATCAAGCCCCATATCAAGCACTTCAACAACACTTTGCGTGTATGGTTTTTGATACATCGCGTAGTATTTAGTTTCCAGGTCGATACTATCTGTGATAGAGTCCAACACTGAGTGGTCAATATGTGTTTGTTCTTTTTGGATTTCCATCCATTGCTTAGTATCTTCTAGAGAAAGGTTATCATACACAGACCATTTGTCACTGTTATAAGGTGTTTCAAAGTCTGTAAATGGAACGTAGTTACCATTCTTCATTACAGCAATGTAACCTACAGGTAGAGCAGCGTATCCAGAAAATGCTGTATCGTAGAGGTTCATAATTCCTCCACGTCCACCACGAGCTCCTGCTGGAGTTGGGTCGTTCAAATCGCTACCATCGTTAGCAAGAACAGGTTTACGATATCCAAACCCAAGTGCATACTTAGGAATAAACATGAGGATTGAATCCAAATCCACAATACTTGACATTGAAATGTCTTTTTTATCTTTTGTTTCGATATCCCATGCATAGTTAGTTAGTTTTAGTTTCATTTATTTTCTCCTTTGTAAATTCAAGGCCATAATACTTCTTAGCAAAGGCTGAGTTATTGAATGCTTTCTTGTTCTCAATAGCCACCATGATGCGTTTATCAATGACAGCATCAGACAAGAAGTAGTAATAATATAAATCTTTATACGAAGTGTTTAGACGGTCTATACGACCTTCAGCTTGTTCCATCTTGCGGTAAGACGAGTTTAAAGACCAGAACACCATACAGTTAGTTGTAATACAGTTCCAAGCCTCAGCAGCATTGTACTGGACAATATACCACCACTTGTCTCCTGTAGGGACATTCTCATGCTTCATTCTATTCCAAGCAGCCCATTTCATACCTATCTTCTCTGCTTGTTCGACAATCATCTCATACTCGTAAGTGTAATTATAGAACACAATAATACGGTCATATCTTTCTGTCAGTTCTAATAACAATATAGCACGAGTTGGGCTTGTATTAACAATACGTCTTAGACAATGTGTGAATTCCGATGCATTCTGTATAGGCATGCCTGTATCATAGTTAAATCGTTCTTTAACAATAAGATTATACTTATCCACATTGTAGAGAGCATGCTTGACGGACTTGTGTCTTATCGTTTTACGTTTATCGTCCATCTTAACAAGTATCTGATTGCGGTAAGTATTAAGTTTGCCTGTACCAACATATCGTTGTACTGCAGGGAATTTGACATGCGGATTCCAAATGACGTGTTGATTACAGAAGTCTGTCTTGTGTTTATAAAAACCATTAGCACAAAATAGAGGAACGTAATCCATCCAGACGTCACCTGGTGTTGCACTTGTCATTATCCAAGCATTGTTATTAAACCTAGCTAAATGTATGAATGTTCTAGCCCATTTACCATACCCGATAGCTCTTTGTTCATCAAAGATAATACAAGCATCTCTCACTTTCTTGTATTTCTCAATATTATTCCAGCTATCGACCATATACCTATCTTCCGAAATACCACAAGCCTCAATAGACTCATGCCAGTCTGGTTTTGTATGACCCTTTTTAACCATGTCACGAGCAGACGGTGTTGTGATTACCAACAATGGTCTATCTGGATAGTTCTTTAAATACCAGAATATAGACACAAATGTCTTCCCCGAACCAACTCCACCTACAAGGACATTACCACTAGATAGTTCGTTTAAAGCCATTTCTTGGTCTTCGTATAATTCGATTTCTCCGAATTTAATTGTCATAGACTACCTTGTAAATTTGTTCAGCTTGTTCGACTGTAACATTAGGAATATAGTTATCATCGTCCTTGATGAATAGACTATCAGCTTCAGACCAAGCAAACCCGAACGAAATCATCATTCGTTCATACTTATAAAAATCGTCCATATGTCTCCTCTCTAATGGGCGAATCTCTCGACATGGCCCGTCGGATTATAATAGAAACTCTCTTAATGCTTCAAGAACTTCTATCTCGTTTTCGGGATATATAAACCTAGCAAAACCAAAATCCTTGTTAAGGGTATCAATATACCACTTCTGATTTGGTTGAGCTTTAGCTTTAGCATCCTTTTTAAATTCTAGAAACGCGACCTTGCCTTTGTAGAATACAACACGGTCAGGGAAGCCTTGTATAATTTGAGGGTCGTTCTTCTGAACATAAACCTCCTTATCCCAAGACCGTATAACAGCACATATCCTACGTTCGAAATACGACTCTAAAGGCATTAGTCAAATGGGAGTTCTGGTTCATCAGCAGTGTCTTGACCAAGTACGTATTTTTGGTAGAACTCGTCTCCGCCACCTGAATAAGGTTCTGTATGCATGTATAATGCGTTCAAATACAAGTTGAACCCTGAATTATTTTGATAATGCCATTCGTATACAGATGCTACAACGTCGACATGTTTGTAAAACATAGTGTCAAGAGATGCAAGTGAAGGTTGGTGAGAGTTATCAATACGAACCGCATTACCTGTTGAGTCATCAATTAGATAAATCTTAACAAAGTCTTTTATTGGTTCATTAGGTTTGTTTGTGGCTTTAATTTGGATATAATGTTTAGTTACAAAGTTTGCAAGATATTGGTCGTATGATTCAGTCCATTCATTCTGTTTGGCAACTTCTTCATATCGAGCAAGGTTCATTGGTTGTGTTTGTTTAACATTAAATCCGTATTCAATAAGGTCTTGTACCAAGTCTTCATCTTCGATATCTACGCAGAACGTGCGTCTGTCCGCATAACCATCACGGTTAATTCCTGCAAAGTTACGAAAACGAAGACGTGAATGTGGGAATGAAATTTTGTTGTTGTTAATGTTAAGTGTCATGGTGTTTAGTTTCCTTTCTTTCTGTTGTGGTTGTAAGGTGAGTCTTCAGGGACTCTATCCTCACCCCACGAGTTAGCTAGTAATGCCAAATCAAGTTTATGATTACAGACATAGTTTCCATATTTATGTTTCACAAGTTGTGAATAGATATCATATCTAGTTTCATTGTCGTTTAGATTAGACATGAATGTTTTTGTGTTTGGGTCATATAAAAATGAGCCTAATAGTTCAGGGTGATTGTACAAATAGGTTGCACAACGAGATATCGGTATTTGTTCAATATAGCGTAGAGTCTTGTTGAATATGTTATGACTCTTACCATCTAACAAGTTTGGGTTTCTTAGAATGACTTCCAACTCGCCCTCACAAGCATGGATATAGAATGTAATATCCTCGATAGATAATCCATATGTTGGATAATATTCACAATCCATAACATCTTTAAGTTCGTTATATTGTCTAGTCCAAGATTTGACAGCATCGCTTTTACGATAAGCGTATTTACTATCAATCCAATTAACATTACCGAATAAGTCTCGCTCCCTTTTGGCTCGTTCACCTAATAGACGTTTACCTCCTCCTTGGATGACGCGTCTCATAGGTTGGACTTCTTCAATTATCATGGTACGACTACCTCATAGTAATATCCAGAAGAGTATCTGACTTTAACGAACGAACCCCCAGACGTTTTAGTCGAATCAATATACACTTTTTCCTTGTTTGATGCTCTAGAAGATGTAGACGCATACAATACGTAGTTATCATCTCCACGGAATAAGACAGACTTGTGACTATCTTCAACATCAATAGCATCGATTTCAACAGAGAAGTTTCCACCAGTCTCTTTGATTTTTTGTCGAATATAATCATCAAGATTGAAATATCCCTGGAAGAGATACAATCGTTTAGCTCCAGCTCCAAGTTCAAATCTACAAGCATCTTCCACAACAGACTCTTGTGAATTAAGAGCTTGATTATAATCGAACTTGAGCGATGATAAGTCTGATTTGTTTCTACAAATATGAATAAACGTCCTATAATCCGAGACCACCTGGTATAGGTCTTCAAACGGTCGTGGTCGTAATTTATCTGTAGTATTATATAGATAACGGTGACTTAATATCATTTATAGTTTTCCTGCCTTTTTTAATTCTTGTACTCTGCGATAAATAGTGCTAGGACTAACATTGAAATAATCTGCACATTTAGCATCAGACATACCTACCATCTTTAAAGACAATAGTTCGTCCATATCAACATTAGTCCTCTTACGTTTGGGTTCAAGATGAGGTTTCATGATATTAATCAATCTAGCAATATCTTTCTCATCCATCAATAACCACCTCACGTAATCCAATCCATTTACTATTGTAAGTAAACTCAGAAGACTGAACAAATGTCTTAAGTTCTTCTTCGTCCTTACAAGGAATAGCAGAGATTTCACGTACAGCATTCACGTTAATACTGATTTTACTCTTATCGTCTAAATCCAGAACAATAAAGGGTTGTTGTAGTGGTGATAACTCGTACGCTTGTGTGAGTCTTTTTAGACTTCGTTTAGGCATTGCAAGCTGATACGTCTTGACACCCATAGTGTGTTCATCATCACCAGCTTGTGCCTGATTTACAATAACTAGATAAAGGATAGGTGACCTAATCCTCTCTAGAAAGTTAAACAACCATTTCTTCATTGTTCTTCCTTTCAAACATAGTTCCTTTAAACATGATATTACCATCACCTACGGCGTAGATAGCATCAACAGCTTTAGCACGCAAGTCATTGTAATATTTCATATCAACGTCCTCAATATCTTTAAACTCATCCCAGAGCTTCCATTTATAACCAGAGCATCCTGTAAGAGCGTATGGTTTGTCGATAACATATTTATCAAAGTTAGAGTCAACAACCTCTTGTACAACAGAAGGCTCAACCTTAACTTCTCTAGCAATACGTTCAATACGACGTTGCTCGACCTCTTGAGGGGTTCCGACTTGGTCGCGTTTAGGTAAGTAATTCTCAATACCTTTATCGTAACGCAACTTGATAGCTTGGGTAATATCTGTAGGACGTTTTACAATAGCTTCTCCACCTGTACGAGATGGATAAATATAAGCGTTCTTACCAACGAATTTATTGTTAATAAAGATAGAACCACCATTGGCTTGTTTGAGTGTAGCGAATTCTTCTGGTTTAACAGGTTCGTTAGTAAACAATGTCTTCTTGACATAAGGCACTGCGAATTGAGTACCAACTGCTTCCCATTTACCTTTCTCTTTCTCAGGCCAACCGATTTGGGCAATAAGTACTGCATCGTTAACCAAAGCCATACGTTCGTATGTATGCTCATGGTCGAACTCATACTTGTATTCGCGAGCTCGTCGCATACAATAATCAATAATAGCTTGGTCGCCATTAGCAATCTTAATTGAGTCGGTCTTAATATGAACAACCTTGTATCCTTTAGCTTGAACTTCATGTTTAAGTTGTACCATAAACAAAGCACCACGTTTAGCAATACAGTTGTCAATATTACGAGGGTCTTTGAACGCATTAGGATATGGCGCAGATGTCATACCATAAATCATGTTGATAATAATCTTAAGAGCATGAGCAAGACCTTTAGCTTCAGACGCATTTTCCAAGAACGGTTTAAGTTGTTCTGAGAAGTTCTTATCGATACCATCGAAAGCCTTCAATGCCTCATCAATATGACCAGTCTTAATACCCATACGAAGTTTAACAATACCTGCAAACTTGTCTGTATATGGGCCAAAGTAGTTCATGGCGATAAGACTATGAGGGTGCATTGATGCAATATCCAATACAACTACATTCTCATACACTCCTGGGTCAGCATATACATATCCACCTTCAGATGTGGCTTCACCCATATATGTTGATTTAGGATTACCATATGAGTCGTATTTGTAACCTGGGAATTCTTTAGACAAGTCGTACCAGTTAAACTTATCTTGTGGGTTCCTATCATTACCAAATAAGAAACGTTCACCAAGAGTTTGAGTCTTGTTAATCGGTGGCATATTCGTAATCGTACATAGAATCTTACGAGCTGTGAATGCATCTTGTGTAAGATGGTATTTCCACAAGAACTCTGTAGCTCCTACGTCGTTCATACAATACTTACCAGCACGACCCCAGTGTTCTTTGGCAAGAGGTTTATCCCATGGGAACTCAAACTCGTCATGAGGATATCCAATCTTGATTTCCCACTTCTTAAGACTCATCTTGATGTCATGGAACTCGTAGATATCCGCATAGTCAATAGAATATGCAGGCCCACGCTTACCTGGGTTTTTAGCTCGTGGCCCATCAATAATCATTTGAGACTGATTAAAGATTTCAATAGGTTTCTTACCACAATACATGTCATAGAAAATATGAGCATCATAGTTTAAGTTATTGAAACCTACACGAGCTCTATTCATAATAGAACCACACATTGCAGGTGTTGGATTATACCATACACCCATTGTATTATCTGGACTTGTCCAAGACTCGCCCTTCTCCCAGACTTCTTCTGGAATAGAGTCGAAGAGTTGTTTGTGTGCAATCTTAGGGTCTTCTGACAAGGTCTCGTCATACTTCTTAAAACATAGAATGTTCAAGTTAGGATATACTTCCAAGTCATAGAAGTAGATATCCTCTTCAGGAACAAATAATGATTTAGATTGTGTTACTGGTTCTTCTTCGATAGTCTTCCAGTTAATAGATGTCCAGACTTTTAATGCATTGTCTCGTTGGTGAGTGCTACTCATAGCAAAGTCTTTAACCTTGTACTTCATATCAGCCAAGTCGTATTTAAGACCTTGTTCTTCTGCATCTTTCATAGCCTTAGCGATAAAGTCTACTTCTGGTTTAGTCGCATTGTGATGTTCTTTAGCAAGACATTTCTCAATGAAACCTCGCAGACTCGCACTAGTCCATACGATGTCGGATACGTCTTTAAACACTTGTTCATCCTTTCTTAAAGGAAGACCTGATGAGATATGAGCAATAAACTCATTGTTAGATTTCGTATATTTACGACGTAGACTTGTGTGTCCTGTGAATTTCTTGATTTCAATTCCAGGTTCAACCTCATTAGCCAAGTCCTCAACATTACCATCATAGATATAATGTAGGTGGATTCCTCCGCCCGACCTAGACACTTCAGTATATGTCTTAGGATATAGAGAAGCTTTAGCTAAATTCTTAGCAAGGTCTTTCTCACCCTTGTCGTTCTTCAAGTCAAAATCAATAACAATATGATTGTATGGGACACGAACAAAGTGCAATTTACTTGGGTCTAAATCGCTCAATGTTGCTGTACAGTTGTCCCATTTTCTCATAGGTCTTCCATCTTCTGTAGCATATTGTGCAGGAGCATCATGGTATTCTACATCAAACACATTGTTCTCCTTATGGTCAGCTAATTCAATTGCTGGTTGTTCCTTCTTCTCTTCCCTGGCTTTCTGATGTTTTTCCTTCAACAACTCAGGGAATACTTTTTCTTTGTTCAAATCGCTATACCAGTTACGGACAATACTTCCGTCTGGCATCTCGTGTTTGTCCTCAAACTTATTGAAATATAAAGTTAAGTCTGATTCCAACTTACGTTTAACGCCCGTTGTGTTCCAGCCAATATCCTCTAGGAATGACTCGAACATAGACGCAGCTTGTTTGAAGCTTACACCAAATTGTAACTCATCGTAATACTCACGTAGGAATTTAAATACCTTATCTGAATATTCAATGATATTGGTGTCTACGTCTTCTGCGTAATAGTCTGCACCCATGTCATTGAACTTGTCAATACACAATTGTGCAATCTGAGGAACTTCAAATTTGATACTGTTCATCAGTTGTTTATATCTTGTATAATCGACCTTATTCCTTGTAGGCGACACAACTAAAGCACGACGAGTAATACCTGAGTCGGCATTGTTTAATTTAAATCGTTCATTAGAGGCTGTGATAAGTAGACCATTAAAGATGACAGGATATCCTTGTTTATACAACTTACGAATAATCACTGGCTCGTGTGCTGTAAGTTTCAACAAGTTCTGTTCATTTGTAATCTTACTTAAATCGCTATCGGTATCCATCAATACTGGAACCTCTTTAACGTCTGCAGTCGCAAACTCAGATGAACTTGTAAATCCACGTAAGTCAATAGGCGCCTGGTATTCTCCAATAATATACTCGAGTACTTTTAGAATTGTAGATTTACCAGAACCTTTTGGTCCGTAGATAAATAAGAATTTATGGATATCAGGCATACTTCCTGTCAAGAGCGCACCCATAGCCCACAATATCTTATCAAGTTCTTCCTTGTCATACAAGACATTAAATAGTTCGTTAAACGATTTAGTATCACCTTCTACAGGGTCATACGGTAGTTTGTAAGTTGAGTAATCTTCTTTCTTAACTTCGTCAGAGAGAAAGAATATGTTGTTGTTAAATATCTTATCGCCTTCAGATTTAAAACGGTTAACGAAGTCGTCAAATCGTTTCATAACACCTGATGACTGATGTTGTATTAGGTGTGAACTTACATCAATACCAGGATTGAGTGAACGTAGTGTTGATGTATAATTTGTAATAAGGCTATCAATAAGCTCAAATAAACCTTTATAACCTAACACCCACTGTTCACCTGTCCACCAACCTGTGACAGTTCCACCTTTAATAACTATGTCATCATTTTTAATATAATTAAAATCTGGATATACAACATATTTATTCTTCTTAGTTTCTCCAACTACAAATTCTAAGAAGTCTGGAACAAACCCTAATTCTTTTTCGTTAGGGTAATTCATTGTTCTCCTTACATTTCGATATGTGTAACTTTATCAAGGAATATCATCTTCCCGTCGCCAAAATAATAAACAGTCTCTCTGTCATTAACGGCTTTACGGAAACGCATATATTCCATACTGCTTAAATGCATTGGAGTCCAATCGCCATTGACGAAATAGACTCTCATTGCATACATTCCTTCTGGCCCTGGCGTACTCATAATCAGTCAACCTCGTCCATATTATCATAAAGATAATTGTTGAAATCGTTGACCTCATTACGGATTGCATTCTCAGCATTATCAGATACAAACCATCCGATATTGTCTTCGTTAATGCCTAGTACACCATAACCATATCCTGTACGCAATTCATGATTGAATGCATCTTTAATACTATCGAAAATATTGCTAGCTGTTGTATCTGGTTCAAACACATTCAATTGTTGCAACATGATTGCTGTAATTTCTAGCTTGCTAATGTCTTCATAGTCTTCTGCAAGGAATTTGACAACGTTAGCAATAAAGTTACCATAAGTAATGTAGTCACTGTAAATAGTTCCAGTTCCAAAGAAACCTTCAAGTTGTTCAAGCATTGTCAAGCGGAATTGTTCGTCTTGTTCATACCACAAATCAGGGTTAATTGGATAGTCAAACATTTCATACACCCATTTAATAATATCTTGGTTAGAGATATTTGCTGTGTCGTAATGTTCTAGATTAAAGAAATCGCGAGTCCATTCACGATATGTATCCACATCAACACGACCAGCTTCATCAACAATCTCTTGTAAGATAGTATCTTTATAGATAGAAAATGCTTGAGGACTGTTCGCATCAATACGCATATCGTTCACCTCAATAATCTTTTCTTCACGTTTATTAACATCGAATTGTTGAAGGAATTCGTCACGACGTTCAGTTTCCTTGTTGACGTTTTCGACAACTTCCTCAATGACTTCGATTTGTTCTACTGGTGCAGGCCCAGTAACTTCAGGTTTATAAAGAGGAACAACCTTGGTATTTCTAGGTTGCTCTTCTACTTCTTCTTCAATAACTTCAGTATTGTTGATTTCGTCAAAAGCGTCGTTAAGCTCTTTGAGTTTCTCGTTCAATACTTCAAGTTGTTCTTCCAACTCTTTGTTGGTTTTCCATTGTAAATAATTATAGACTAGGGCAGTAGTAGATACTGCGCCCAATCCAATAATCGCGATTAATGATTTTTTCATTTTTATTATCCTTTCTAATGCCCGAATCTCACGACATGAGGCTTCCTCTTATATCAGTGCTTGTCGTTGTTTAACATCGCCTGTTAGCAGCACGACCTCAGCTTTACTGTCTAATATAAGGTTGTATCATCCTTTAGTTGCGTAGTAGTCGTAACGAGGTGCACGAGCGAATGATACGAAGAAACGGTCTTTCTTGAATACGACACCGTCTTCTTCTACAGTCACTGGTACAAGCTCAACACGACAGTCGAATGAACCAGACTCGCTACCTGCAGACCATACCATATCACGATAGTGACGGTAGTCTACTGGTGCAGCATCACGATGAGAAGCAAGAGTTTCTTTTGGAATACCGAATGCAAGACATACATCAGCAAGTGATACATATCCTTGTTCCATTTCTGCACGGTAAATACCTACACGTTCAGCCAAGCTATCAGCGTTTGTTGCTTCAGGATTACCTTCATTCATGATACGTAATACAGCTGACTCAAGAATACCGTAGTCGTACTCTCCGCCTTCACGCAAGTCGCTCAAGATTGGACTTGCTTCTACGAAGAACCCTGCCTCAGAAACAAGGCTTGGTTTACGAACTGCATCGACAAGTGCTGGTTTTTTCTTAGCGGCTTCTTGTTTATTTTCTGGTACACGTTCAAGTTCTTGTGTGATTTGTGTAGCCATTTCAGGATGGTTTTCTTTCAACCATTCCTTGTATTTATCAAGCTTGCTTGACAATGTGTTGTAAGCAAGTGTAGTAGCAGCGAGACGTTGTGATAGAATACGTTGTCCATTAAGAATAAGAAGGCTTGAGGCTGTAGCTCCTAGGACAGGGCCCGATACAGCTTTAGCAATGGTCTTAATACCATTAGATTTTGATGCTCCTTCTTCGCCTGCTTTAGCACGTTCAAGTTCTTCTACACCTGCTTCGATTGCAGGACGAGCCTGATACAACATATAACCAGACACACCTAGACCAATAAGGCCTAGACCTGTACAAATATAAGGACTGTTACGACGAGTCCAGCGAAGAGCTCCATAGTAGGCACGATTTACTTTAGTTGGTACTTTAAATTTCATTGTTTAATAATCCTTTCTTATTTTGGCATTTCTACAATAAGGTTCTTGAACCCAGCTTGTTTGTGAAGATATTCTTTGGCTACATCTACCAAATATGGTACAACACCAAAGCAAATAACTTTAACGACTTTCATAACTTTCTTTTTGTTCCAATTCTTAAACATAATAATAATCCTTTCTAAACGTTTGTGACTGGTGGTAGTGTGATTACATAATACCCATTTGGATTACGTACAGTACGGGCTCCTTTAAGGTCAACCCATCCGATAGTGTTATCCGTATAAGATATAGTAATACCTGTTTGGTCTGCACCTGAGATTGAATAATAATCACATACAGATACATAACCTTGGTCTACAATATACTGACGCATTTGCGCCAATACATATTCAGCATCAGCTTGAGTATAATGTTCAACTTGTGTATACTCATGACGTGGTACTGGTGCGGCTACTTGTCCTTGACGCTGACGTGTATTACCCATTTGGTTATATGGTACACGATTTGCGTGTTGTTGTAGACCTGTGCGAGCTCCGTTTACCGCACCTCGACCAATTTGATTAACCCAGTTGCCTCCATTATTACGTCCTCCGTAAATAATAGCATTGAGCGCACCTTGACTTGCATTGTAGAGCATATCTTTAGATGCAGGAATAACCGAGTTAACAAATGTGTCATGTGCGAGTTGTTTGAACCCACCTTCTGGTGTTAGGGCAATCAATGCTCGTTTGAACAATGATTTCTTCTTGATAGGGACTGGTTTAATTTCCCTTGGTTCTACCGTCTCGGTAACTTCAACAGTTTCCTGAGTTTCTGCTGGTTCTTGAACTTTTTCCTTTTCAGGACTAGGTTCAATCTTGTCGTAATCTTTACCCATCGGGTACCTCCTATAAAAAAAAATTAGAGATGGAAACGTCTTAGATTGTGGTAGGACTCGAACCTACCGTCCGCATTAAATCTGTCGCTCTACCCCTGAGCTTACAATCTAAGGACATCTCCTTCTCTATTATATAAGCGGAAATTATTTTGTGTTTCCGACCAAATCGAATTGAATAAACCATCGTCCTTCATCGCCATTGTAATGTGAATAATGTGCATACACACGATTGTATGTTTTCTTCAACTTGCCATTAAGATATACAGCAATGTCATTCACACAATCTTTTTCTTCATCAACTGGCAATCCTGAGAATGGGGCGAATTCATAAATCCACACATCTTCGATTTCCATTAAAACACCATTAATAATATATTTATCATTAATTAGTAATTTGTTATTAGGCAACATTTCAATTTTATTGCTTGCAATATAACTTGTACTCATAATACATCTCCCTCAATCATGAATTTGCTATCTGCAAATCCGTTGTCAATAGTTTCTTGTTCTACGTTTGTTACTTTACCAATAAAGTCAACGTTCTCCATAACATCACGAAAATGAATGACGAAGTTATGTTGAATCAACCCTAGGTTAAAAGCGTCAGCTTGTGGGTCATCAAACAAGTCATCAATCTCAATTCGAAATGTATGTCCATTGGCGAACATTGTATATTGATAGAGTGTTCCATCAATTTCAAATCTTCTAATCATAAACTCTTATGATAGATACGTGCGTATTTGTATCCATCTGTCCTCTCCTCATTTAAATATAACTCGTCCTCCTCGCTAAGAATGCGATATCCTTGTTTAAGAAGTGAGTCTTGTGCATCCTTGTAATTTGTAAATAGTTTATCGATGATATACCCGTCTTCTGGATATTCGTGCTCGCGTACAGCTACATAAACCCTCATACAATCCTCCAAAAAAAAAAAAAGGAAGAGTCGTTAAACTCTTCACTACCGAAACTAGAATTTATCGCCATCAATGCGTTTATTGATGACCCGTTTAGTAAAGTCGTTGACGAAGTTTCCCTCGTCAGCATATAATGTACTGTAGATGACCACAGCACCAGATGCAGTAGCACTCACGACGGTAGCCCAGAACTTCCAGGCACCTTCACTAATTTTATCCTTCGGCTTATCCTCTTCACGAGTTTCCTCGTTATAAGAGTTGTAAGCTTTTCGAATCTTGATTAGTTCATTCACCTTTTCGTCGAACTCCTTCTCGTCGTTAGCTAATACATCGTTTGCTTCATCCGCAATACGATTTAATACTAACTTGTCCACTTTGTCAATACGTTCCTTTGCCTCAACTGGCACTTCAACAAACAACTTTTCGTCAATAAATTTCTTAATATTAGGTAATTTCATATTTTAATACCTTCCTTTCTATTATACAAGCGGAAATTTAATGTCGTTATTTATTCTTGTTTCTATATGCTTGATATTCCTTATCCCAACGCTCATTGCGTACGTCTAATACATCTAAGCATTGTGATTCAATATGAGGCATAAAATACAATACAACTTGTAAATTTTGCATTAGCAAGTCTACCTCGTCTGGTGTACATAGAGTATTAATAAGAGACATAGGATTAACACTCAATCCATACTCGTCCATATACTCGTATAATTCGTCTTCGTCAGGATATGTAAATCCTGCTTCAATGTTTTCAACATATTCCATTGTGCGTTTATACAATACTCTACAAATTTGATTGTTTAGTTTTGATGGCAGTATAACTCCCATTCCATTTCATCCTTTCTAAAAAAAAAAAAGAACCCGAAGGTTCTTTCAGTTGTAACACAATTAAATTTCTTCTTGAGTTTCCACCTTGTCATTAACTTCCACAAACTCAGCGTCCACCACTTCTGCAGTTTCAGGAGAATGTTCTTCTCCACCGCCGATAACTTTCTTTGCCACTACGTATCCAGCAACGCCACCTGCAACAACCTTTAAAGTATCTACAGCAAGCTTCTTCCAATTAACTCCTTTGGCTTTCGCAAACGGTTTAAAGACTTTAATAATCTCAACCGTAACTTCAGCTTCAGAATCTTTAGATTCAGTTTCTGCTTCAACAATTTCAGTTGATTCAGCTTTATCGCTTTCAACAGCAGCATCGACAGCTTCGACAGCTTCGATTACTTCTTCTTCAACAGCTTTAGTAGCTTTTTCTACTTTGTTTGATTTTTTAGTTTTGTTTGACATAACAATGTCCTCCTTAAAATAATTCTTTAGAGTGTTACCTCTATTATATACCCAGAAAAAAAAGAGGGCAGTGAGCCCTCAAGAGTTTAAAACAATACTTCAATAATCTTCATGATGATTTCACCCAAAATCACAACACCAACAATGCATAGCATAACGAGCATTGTGAAAATCCACTTAATGAAATTCAATCCTGCGTCGCATGCATCGTCAATGCGTTTTTGTGTTTCATCTGAATAGCCTAATATTTTTTTCATAATTTTATTCCTCTCTTTCTATTATAAGAAAGGTAAAAAAAATAGGGCCGTAGCCCTAATCTCATCCTCGGTTTAGATACTTAATACCAAGGATAATTAAAGCTAGCCCAATAATAATATTCATATTTTTGTTCTCCTTTCTCTTTCTATTATACGAGAAGAAAAAAAAAGGCAGTTAGCCTTTTGTACTATTTGTCATTGTATGTACCAATAAATGTTGCTATATATGCAGATACCAACGCAATTATAGTCCATCCGACATATTGATTAGTAAAGAAGTTTAATCCTACAGCTTTTGAATTGTATAGAAATACAGTCCAATAGCTAGGGTTAATCATCTCGATTCTTCTCAATGCCATATGGATATAAATAGCATCCAAGTTTTGCATAATAGTATAAAATACAAATACATAAATACTCACAATAGCACAAGCGATAACCACGCCTTTTGTGTTAATAAATTTTTTCATTTTAGTTTCCTCTCTTTCTATTATATCAATAGAAAAAAAAAAGGGAATGAATCCCAGTTTATTCATTGTATTTCCATACAGCGGACACCAACATCATTATAAACATGAATGCTGAAATTCCAATTGTGACTTTAAGTGGTATACTGCTATTAAAATAGCTAAATACCATATTCTTAAAGTTTATCACAAATTGTTTAAATCCAACATCACATTGATATTGCACTGTTAACCAATGTCCAACTGCGTGAAACAAAATAATTCCAAAACTGTAAATGATTCCCATTCCTTTGTTCTTGTAATTTTTCATTTTAAAATTCCTCTCTTTCTATTATATGAGAGGATAAAAGCGTGTTACCTTTCACAATAACACACCTAGAATATTACCAATCGTGATTATATCGTTTCTCAAGGATACCATAAGTTTCCCCAGTAATATCACCGATTGTAATCCATGCGACTTGACCATTATATTGAATTGCCCCCCAGTGGTAATCACACACCGTCGTGGTTTTAGTCATATGATAAGTCTTGTCAATTTCTGCTGTACCAACAATCTCTGCAGTCTTTGTGCAATCTGCTCGAATAGGAACAGCAATCTTTGGTGTAAAGTGAGTAGGGTCGCCGTAAATATCAATGTAAGCCTTAGCTTTTTCTTTCATATAAGCGATTTTCCCTTGTATCTCTTTACTATACATGCCTGTGGTTCCAGGTTGTAAGACACCAAATATACGTACATGAACTGGTGCATTGTTAGTCCACCAATATGTTTTAAGACCCTTACCATTACAATCTTCATAAATACCTTGTAACCATTTAAGTTCTTCTAGATTATGTACTGGTTGTACAACGTTGTCATTACCGTTATAGAAAAACAAAGTTCCAGGTTCGAAGTTTTTAGGGTCTCCTTTAACATTGAAAAAGAAATTAATACCCATATCAATCTACCGCCGCTAATAAGTTTTTCTGTATTGCATCCAGAGCCTTCTGTATCTTTTCATATTGACTCGACGGATTAAGTACTGAGAAAATACGTACATGTACAGGGAATGTGTTAGTCCAACGATAGTCTTTCAATTCACGACCTGTTGTTTCTTTAAATACATTACCAATCCATTTAATCTCTTCTTGATTATGTACTGGTTGTACTTCATTGATTGCTCCATTGTAAAAATACAATGTCCCAGGTTCAAACCATTGTGGATATCCTGTTACATTGAAAAAGAATGACATTGCCATATTAATCCACCGCCTCATCTAATTCTGCAATAATCTCGTCGATTTTCTTCTTGATAGCTTCAACTTGACTTCCTGGATGGACAACACCGAAGAAGTTCTTAACACCATCATCCTTACCTTTATCCCAACGATAATCCTTCAACTTACGACCTGTCGCATCGGTGTAGATTTCATTAAGATATTTGATTTCTTCTTGGTTGTGGATAGGTTGTACTTCATTGATTTGTCCGTTGTAGTAGAACAAGGTTCCTTCTTCATACAATTCAGGATACCCTTTAGCATTGAACATAAAACATGGATATTCTTCTTCGGGCTCAGATGGGCCAGAACCTTCTCCGCCATACCCTTCTCCAAGAGTACCGTCCTTCCAGGCTTGGTCTACTGCATCTAAATATCCACTATTAGCTCCATTTACTCCATTACGGATACTATTCATCTGTGGTGCATATCCGCCATATCCTACTGCGGCATAATCATACGCTGCTCCACCTTGTCTAAAGAGACCGAGCGTGAATGCATTAATATCTTGTTTACCAGAACAATTATATCCGTGTCCAGAAATCAAATATGTCCAGTCATTCATGTAATCTGCTACAGACGCGTAGTGCATATATGTACCCCCTTCGTTAGCAGGTCGATAACTACCCGTTGTAACTACTACACCTGAAGGACGAGTTTGAGCTCCACCAGTCATACCACCCCAGTTATTATCAACACGGGCTACATTAGATGCACCCCACCATGACTCAAGATATAATTGAGAGATACAGCCTGAAGGTAATAGATTACGTTTACTACACCAACCAAACAAGTCAGATTGTACGCTTGCAGGAAGTGTATGACCAGCATATGAGATATCACGAATAGGAAATCCTGGTTTCTTCTCTCCACCTTCAGACGCACCACTTGAACGACCTGCGTCAGAATATGGTGGTCTAGTTACTCCAAGCCAAGACGCATCAATTTGTCTATTTACATACACACAAGGGCCACCGTATCCGTTTGTACCATAGTTCTGGTCAATAGAACGAATACTATTACCATTACGAGCAATGATGAGACCTGTATGCCCATATCCATGTCCAGGCTCTGACTTACAAAAGATGTCGCCTGGTGCGCATTGTGATGCTGGTAATACAGCCCATCCATTAGCACGACCTGCGGCTAGCATATCAATACCATTACCAGGCATACGTTTACCGAAGAACCATTGTGCTAGTGCATTTGGTAAGTCTACACACTGCATACCGTAGGCTCCATCAATGTCGACCCCAGTATGACGATTGGCCATATCCGAAAATCGATTAATTACTTCTGCTACTGTTACCAAATAACAATCCTCCTTGAAAAAAGACCACAAGCGGTCAAATAAGCTTGCAGTCTTAATATTTATTCGTAGTAATTTACAAGGTCGTCCTTGTTCCAGCATGAGAGCCATACTGTACCGAATTGACCAAATTCGAACAGACGCCAGTAATACCCACCATAGTATCCACCGTCTTCGGTATCTACAATGTTAGTTTCATCACCAGCGAATGAGAAGAACATTCCAGCTTTAAAGTCTTTAGAGTCTCCATCTGGAAGGTCGTTACCATCAGCATCAACCCAGTTAACCATATCAACAGGAATACCATTTTCAGTCCAATCGAATCCAATTGGGCTGAGATAGTCGCATTTAATTTGCCAAATACCATTAATATATTTAACTTCATTGGCTTCATAATATGCTTTCTCTTGTTGTGGATGAACCACGGTATTAGGTTGATTGTTAGTTTGAGGAGCTGAGTCAGCGTAACGCCATACTTCAATATAAGCTGGTTTGTTCCAACCATAATAACTATCCCATGGATAAGTATTGATGGCTTGTCCAGGTGCTCCTTGTGTTGAGTAATCACAAGAGATGAAGTTAATACTGTCAAGCATTACACCGACGTGTCCTCCAGCACCACCAGATGAAGACATATCAGCACCCCAACTCATAAGGACAATATCGCCCATAAGTGGTTCCCAATCTTCATTACGACTTACACGATAGAAACCGTTATTCGCAAGTTGTTGACCAAGAGTTACAGTTGAAGGAAGGCCTTGAATGCCGATACCAGCTTCTTTCAAGGCTTGTGATACAGTACCAGAGCAATCTCCAGTACCATCAGAACCATTACGAGACCCGTACATTGAATATGTAACAAGACCACGATGGTTCACAAACCAATTTACAATAGATTGTTGAACACTCATTTAAGTGCCTCCTTATTTTTGAATAGATTGTTTAATCTCAGAGATAGTTCTCTCTAACTCTTCGACCTTATGTTTTAAAGCATCAATTTCTCTTGTAGGTAATTGAGATTTAACTACAATAGGATCTGCCGCAAATTTATTTTGTTCCATAACCTGTAGAAAAAAGTTATTATATGTTGGAAACAAACCATACGCTTGACTAACAGACAATGATGAAGTTTTTAATTCTTCAACACTTCTTGCAAGAGAGGCGGTTTTATTAGCCCAATTTCGCATTGCGTCTTGTAACCAAGGCGATGCAGGAGAACTGTAACTTTTATTATCAACAAGATATAAATGCCCGACATGCTCTTTATCAGCTTTATCAAGAACAGCCTTGTAATTGTCTTTTGTCACATTGTAAATACAATGCCAGAACTTATTATAAGGTTGTGATAAACAATATGAAGGTGTGACTTCACGAGAAATATAATTGTCAGCAGAAGACTCGAAGTTCATGAACACATCAGCAGAATTTAACAACGATTCATCAATATTTGAACCAGGATTAGCCACTACAATGAAGTCTTTTCCGTAAACATCTTTGATACGTTTACCCATCTCAATATATTTAGGAATAAGACTAGCTTGCTGTGAGAATCCATTAATTGTTTCATCTAGGAATACACCTTCAATTGTATACCATTCTTGGTATTGTTTGATTTGACTGATAATAGAGTCAATCTCGATTTTACCATATCCAGTTGCAACATATCCAATTACAGTGGCTCCTACAGCTTTAGCTCGAATAGCTTGTTTGACATACATATCATCTTTTTGGTCACCAGGCCCGCTATTAGGGTTAATAATAACAAATCCGAGTTTGTCAGACATTGTAATGGCTTGGTTCCACTTAGATGTTGTTTTCTGGAAATCAGGATACCAATAACTAATAGGACTGATAAATCGTTCACCATTAGATGGGTTTACCAGTTCGTATTTATTATTGATGATATCAGATTGGGCTTTTTTAATATCTTTACCTACAGCTTTAGCAAACTCTAGATTGCTCATATATTATTACCCCTTAGCTGCTGCGTATGCTGCCGCCAAATCTTCAGTTTCAATCGCTGTAATACGATTACCAAGCTCTGTAAGTTTAGTAATAATACCAGAATCAACATTACCACCAGCGGCAGTAATCTTATCAGCAAGCTCTTTAAGAGTATCAAGCTCTTCAGGAGCTCCACCAATAAGGTCTGTTTTAGCTTGTGCGATTGCGGTGTTAAGTTGTTCTTGTGTAATACCAGGTGTAAGACTAGCTACTTCAGTCTTGTCAGCTTTTTGAGCAAGAGCAGCATCAATACGTTTAATGTCAGCACCTACGGCTGAGAATGCATTTGAAAGATTGGACATATTTCCTCCTAAATCTTAGCAAGGTTATAAATGTTAAGATAATCTTCACCGCTATCGACCAACCCTGCTCGTTTAATGTCGTTAGCAATGACACGTAGTTTCTCTTCATACACATCAGGAGGAATAAGAGTATCCCCTCCGAAAGAAGATTGTACTACTTTGACTTTATACTTGTTAGAAGGGAAGATATGACCATCCACTTTAATCTCAAGTAGATATTTACCATATTCTAAACTCTTCCCTAGAGCGAATGCGACAACGCCGTCAACAACTTTAACATTCTTAGAGAATTTAATTTCACCAAGTTGAGACAATGTAACAATACCTTCTCCAGTTAGAGGAAATACGTTTCCATCGTCGTCTAGGATTTCAAATGTAAATTCTGAAGAAGTGTCTCCGCTTTTGATAACATCGCCACCATCAATAAGTCTGAGGGACGTCATCAATTTAGACATGGGTTGCTCCTTTTTTAGTCTTTGCGTGGTTCATGATAATTCAAGGCTTGTTCACTATCACCCACACCTTTAGTTGTTGGGTCTGTAACAATACCAAGGATAACCAAGATAACAACAAGAGTATTAACTCCCTCTTGGATGTTGCTAGGGATTGTAAGTCCAAATTGTTGCAGCATCAAGAATACTGCTGAGATAAGAGCGATAAGTGTGGCTTTGTTTTGTAAACGTAATTTAAAATTAATCATTATTTTTCTCCTTTTTAACTTCATCTTCGTTCTTATGAGGGTCTACTCTATCCGACACGTATTTGGTAATAAATGGAATTTTAATACCAATAGCTTCCCCATTTTTTAGAATGGACGCAGCATAAGAAAAGAATAAATAATAAATAAACATATCAGCTTCTGTTGTTACATTAGCCAATACAGCTAAAGGGTAGCTAATCGCTACAGTCACAAATATAAAAGCATGACTACCAAGACCCTCTTTGCTTATTGTGGAAGAGAATTCCTTACGAGACCAGCTTCTGATATATCCTAAACTAATATCAAGAATAATCACCCAGAATGTAGCAGCCACCATAAGATGTTCATCAATACCATGGTTATAGAAGTCGATGATATATCCTATGAGTCTACCCAATCCATCTGCTGGGGGCTGTGTCGATGTGAGTAGATATAACAATGTTACTTACCTCCAAGAGGAAATTGTACAACGTCATAACAAATATCTTTATGATTTGTTCCAATGTTATTATCTTTGTTTAAAATAACGCTACTATCGGGAGTAACATTACGAGTACGTGCCTCAGCATGTTCATTCATATTAGCCAATCCGATAGCAATTGTGCCGACGAGGCCAGCCAATGCAATTTTTGTATGTATTCTCATTTCTAATCTTACTCCTTCTAAATAGCAAATGAAAACATGTGTTTCATTGTTTTACCTTTTTCAGCATTAAGAACCGCAATCTGACCGTTAGGGTTAAATTGAATCAATAACTGTTTTAAAGGGTCTAAACCAAAAACAACACCTGATAACATATAAGAACCTACAAAGTTCTTACAAAATTCGCCAGGCAGATTAACACTACTACCTTTTGATTCTGTGAATGGATCAGCGATAAGGTGGACATAGACGACACCTTCAATAACTTTGTATCGTGCGTATAAACCATTCTCCCCATTCACTTTAATCCATTCAGGTTCTTTCTTAACAACTATGGACTCCTGCTGTAATGCGACCCAGTTAGACCACTGGTTACCACGTTTTTGTCTTGTGTAAATCTTGTCATTAAAGAATGAATTAGCTTGTTGCATAACATACGTATCTGCATTCGCAATAACCGTAAGATACCACCATTGTAAATCATTGTTAGGCATGTTAGAACAATTATTAACATTGTAGAAGCCTGTCTTTAGAATAGTATTGGCATCACCAGAATTATACTTAATACAAGTACCATTAGTTTCTGTAATTTGATGATTTTGGATTTCTTTATCTTTGATACGATAAACACCAGCTTCAATACTTACATCACCAGGTGCCACTTGTACTCGATATTTTTTATTATTATGCACCATACCAATACCGACACCTTCTCGATGATACGAAATAGCAACTTCTTCGGTCGATATTGGGTAATCATATGATACAGGTTGTGATAATTTATCAGTAATAGTGGCACGAATAACAAAAGATGATTTAGGTGTAAAATCGCCACGTAGAGATGCAAGTCTATTTACAGCTTCCATTGTTTGATTAGATGCAAAATCTGCATCACCACCATTAGGTGTAAATGTAAGACCACCATCTGCTGATGTTGAAAAACGAACAGTAATACTATTCTTCTGACTACCATTGACGTTTAGATTAGCGACTTTACAAGTGGTTCTTGTATTAATTATAGATGCATTTTGTCCAACACGTTCTGCCGTAAAGAATATGTTAGGTGAGAAATATGGCAAGACTTTAACAGTCTTCGTCATGACATCAGATTTAATACCACGTTCGTCAATTACATAAGCAGATATAGCAATATCTCCTACAAAATTCATTAAACCGAACTTACCATTATTAGAGTCTATTGATAAATTCTTATCTACGATTTCAGCATGATAACGATTGACTGATGCACCAAAACTACCAACAACATCTTTAAAATTACATTGTATGTTTGATAAGACTTGTAAGAACACATTAGATGTTCCTAAAACATTCTTAACATTTTGGTTTGTCTCTACTAATTCTATATCAGTAAATGTTGGTTTAGATGACGCATCTTGTGGAGCAACATTAATACGAAGCGGTACACGAACTGTAGATCCTATTTTATTACTGCCATTGTAGGTTTCAATATCAATTTCACCAGTACCAGACGTCGCAGTAGACGGAATCTGGTTGATAATATCCGTAGGAATTGTCCATGTGTATGTAGTATCCACATTAGTCGCAATATCACGCCATACAGAACCAAACCCAAAACGAAGTTTATGTTTGAAGTTGTCTTTTTGACGTTTGATATTGATAGTTAACGGTTGACCAAAATATCCTTCATAACGTTCTTCAACGGATGTTGATGCAAGAGCCAAAGGAGGTGGTGTTAAATCAAAGGGTGCAATTTCCAATCGATTTGGGGAATACCCACCTTGACCATTTAACACAACGCTAACCTTAGCAGTTTTAGTACCTTCTGAATTATGCCATAAGTTATGCCCGTCTTGGTCAATTAGCGTGATTTCGCTATTAGGATTAATAGCACTACAAGCAAAAGGAATTTGTCGGTCATCGAATTGAATATAACCTGTACAATTATATCCGCTAAATGACCAACCTCTTGATGTTAAGAATAACCGAAGTCTATAAGTCGATGTATTCTTTTCACTACTTTGACTAGTTAAATCGACCCATAGTTTTAATCTATACCCTCGGTCGTCATTACTCCAATGTTCTGACATTAGTTACCTCCCATATTAATATCACCGACATATCGGATAACATTCATATCCAAATCAGCGAAATATTGTTCAGTCCTATAACGACCTACTTGAATAGTTTTAACAAAAGTACCATTGTCAATATACAACATACCCTTGTCAATATACATTACTTCTTTACCAGAAGAGAACATAGATATACGCCCTGCTGGTGAGAACATGATTGAACTAGACCCATCAGTTTTACCAATTGTAAGACCATCATTAGATTGTGTGATAAATGAATCGATAAAGTTTGTCTTAGCTGCCATATCGCCTAAACTAGTTTCAAGTCGTATAATACGTTGTGATTGCATTACTAGATCGCTTTCAGCTTTAATACGATTAGCCTCGTTTGATTTAAGATAATTCTTATAATCTGCAATCCAAGCTCGTACTTCATCTGCTGCAGCCTTAGCTTGTAATTCTGCACGCATTTTAACATCTTGTTCAGCAAGAAGTTGTAGTTGTTGATTAGTTAGAGTTGAATCGGCTTTAGTCTCAATTACATCGGACAAGTCATAAGGTGATGCTTGCCATACACGAGGTGTAGCCCCTTCATAAACGTCTAGTTCGGTGAAGAATAACATAGACGTGCCGTTATCAGTACGTCCCGCATTATCGATACGGATAAATCCTTCATCACATTCGCCAGAATTGAATATGTTTTCAAATCTTACAACTTGAGTTGTAGATGGTGAACCGTTGATTGATTTAACATTTACGACTTTTGTATATGATTGTGTTTCTCCAATCTTACGACCCAAGAAGTAAATATCGACCTTTTTAAGATTACCAGTACCAAACATTGACACATTAAGAGAATATGTTGTATTACGCTTAACAGGGAATCGTCGTGTTGCGGCTGGAATACCACCGTTAGTGTCGTTAGTCAGTAAGAACATTTCCTTTGTATTGTTGTAATAAAATCCGTGTTTAGCTACACTCAATTTATTATTAGGTTGTCCGATTTCCCAATAACCCCAATCGTTTAGGTTCTTAGGAAATGCTGAGTTTCTGACAAGGTTATCCCCACCGATAACAACACCACCAGTCATGTCTACCCAAGAATATCGACTAGGGTCTCTTGAGTCAGCAGACTCGAAATCTGTATAATGACCGATATATCTGAATTTGTTATTAGTATTAACTAAACTAAAATCAGAACGACCATCAGCAGAATTAGCATAAGCAAAATGCACATAAGGCGTTCTACCATCTGCACCAGGTCTACCAGGAACACCAGCTTGACCGTCTTGACCACGCCATTTAGTCCAACGATATTTTCTTTTATCGGTTGAGTCTTGTTGGATGTTATCAACATACATACCAATATAAAGCTTGTTACTATCAGTCTGACTAAAACCGTCACCATTTTGATTATCTGCATAAGCGATGTGGGTGTAAGATGAAACACCATTTACACCATCACGACCTGGAAGTCCTTGGTCTCCTTTAGGGCCTTGTAAACCGTTAATACCATCACGACCTGGTCTACCATCTTGTCCATTCTTAGAAACAGTGTAGACAGACTCTGAAGTATTATCGGTATAGGTCAAGGTCATACGCATCCAAGTGAAGTTGAGTTTCTCAGTTGGAACTTGCCTAGACCAACCGCCTGTAGGTCGATTTACGCCATCATTAGAAACAGCGTAATCAACAACCGTACTTCGAATACCCACTCCATCTTTACCTGGGATACCGTTAAGACCATCGTTACCATTACGAGGAATATAGACTTTCTGAACACTAGTCTCAACTGTGTTGTCGGTATAAGACCAACTTGTCTTAGTCCAGAACCATTTCTCTTTTACAAGAGTAGGAGGTTGTTCAGTCCATGTTGTAGGTTCAGTCTTGTCTGAATCGGATATACCATATCGAATGGTAGTTTGTCGAATACCAACACCATCCTTACCAGGCTTACCATCTCGACCAGGAGCTCCATCGTTACCATTACGACCATCTGCTCCTTTAAGGCCTTGTTCACCACGGTCACCTTTAGGGCCAGTTTCACCCATCTTAGCTACTGAATATCCTTGTTCTGTAGTTCCATCAGAATAGAACCATGTAGTTCTAGTCCATAGGAACTCGCCAGGATTTACAATAGGAATATCAGGTGTCCAAGTACCATCTTCAAATACAATATTTTTAACCCAAGTAATATTACCGTTGTGGTAACTATTAATACGAATTTCATAGTCGCCAGTTGGTCTATTGTGAGTGTATTTTGTACCTGAAGAAGTGTTAGAGTCTGAGATAATTTGCCATGTCGATAAACTAGGGTTTATAATCCAGAGTGTAGCATTATTGCTACTTTGTTCAAGATTATGAATATTAGTCCATATTCCATTCGTCTCAGCAGATAATACATACGTTTTTCCTTGTTCAAGGTGTACTGTTTTACCAGTCATATATATATTATCTATAGTAGTACCCAACGGAGTAAACTTACCCATAAGCGCTGTCACAATACGACCTTCAGGTTTATCCACACCATTGTTAGATTTACAATATCGCAATGTTGTATTGATGATACCAACACCATCTTTACCTGGAAGTCCGTCTGTACCATTAGACCCATTCTGTGGAATATAAGTTTTCTGATATCCAATCTCGCTTGTGTTATCAGTATATGTCCACTGAGTTTTAGTCCAAAGATATTTACCCTTAACAAGAGTTGGAGGTTGAGCAGTCCAGTTAGCAGGTTGAGTATTCTCGTTGTCTGAGATACCGTAAGTAATATTTGTAGAACGAAGGCCTACACCATTCTTACCAGCAATACCATCATTACCACGGTCACCTTTGTCGCCCTTATCACCTTTGATTTTAGTCCAAGTGTATCTTGTAGGGTCATTACTATCGGCTTGTACAAAATCAGTGTATTGACCAAGATATTCCTTGTTAGTACCGTCACTAACATGAAAGTCTTTACGACCATCTGCAGAATTGGCATAAGCAATATGGATAAATGTTTGACGACCATCACGACCAACAGCACCAGGTGTACCAGCGGCGCCGTCTTGTACGTTAGAGAATGTAACTTCGGTTGTTGCGATTAGTGCGCCTTTTTTAGTTGTTACTGTTGCGTAATATGTAGCCGTCTTGACAAAGTCTGTTGTTGATACTGAGATTTGTTTGTTGGTAGAAGAGAAGTCACTATACCCTGTTTCGCTACCGTGTTTCATTTTCCACGAAATGGTGTAATCGTCAAGGTTAAGCTGTTCTGTTCCTTTGAGTAATTTCAAACTTACAGCAGAAACACCATAACCATTAACAAACTGAGTACCGTTGCTAGTTGAAGGGATTAGAGAATATGTATCCTTACCGTCTTTTACAGTAAAGATTGTTAAGTCATTTTGAAATACGACTTCACCATTATCCCACCCTTTAACTTTAACAACAATTTTTTCTTGACCAGCATAGTCTTTAGACTTAATATCTAAGAAATCACCAGAACCAATAACTTGGTCGTTTACTTCATAAGTAAAATATCGACCAGTATCTTCTTTCTGTAATTTGCCACCTTTATACAATCTAGGATAGAGACGAGTCTCATCATCGAGGGACTTGAACGCAACACCGTTCGAAGTGAGGACACTCATTGTATATGGTTTAGCATCTTCAATCATTCGAGCATACCTGTCCAACATGGAGCTCGATAGCTGACTTGCCATTTCAACAACATTGGATACTTCAATCTTGTACATCAAGGGTTTAGACAACGAAGTAGAAATCTTTTCAACACGAACACGAAGTAGAAGACCGTTTAGGAAGTTGCTATCTGAGATATAGATAATGTCACCTACATTCAAACTATACTTCTTACGAATCTTTTCACCATCCAACTGGATTGTGTATTTCTTGACACCATAGGCATGTTCCATCAATGCTTTAAGACCAGCTTTATAAAGTCCTTCATGGTCAGAAGGGTCTAAATCAGTCTTAATCTCTTGCACAGTCCAGTTATCACACTCATTGGCGTGAATCATAGACGGATACTCAAGCATTGCTAGAGGAGCATACATTGTTGTAGAATTACGCATCATGTAGAACTCATTGTGTTTACCATCAGAGTGTTTAACAATATAGTTCTTTCTAGCACGATAATAATTACCATCTTTATCTTTAATCTTAACAGCCGTGTATTGTTTAGTTCTGTCATGAGTATAAGACACGCCTTTTACTTGTCTATCCATATATAACATGACATCTTCACGGTTTGTACCAATACCAGAATATAAATCTGTATTAGTTTTAGCTTTAAAGATATTAATACTAATATCCTTCAAACCTCGACCATCTTCAAACATTCTTGGAATGATTTGACATTCACCACCAAATGTTTCAACAAGGTTCAGGATTGTACCATAGATATTAGTTGAACTAGAAATAGATAATACTTTCTTAACATCTGCAAGTTGATTAATACCAATTCGGATTTTAGTTCTAGTGAAGGCTTGACACAAATCAAGATATTCCTCGATTGTGTAAGACATAGGTTTTTTCTCGTCTTGTTTGAAATCTTTTGGATATTCATTGAGAAGTTCCATTGTTGCATTTTCGCATTGGAAGGTCATAGAATAATCATTCTGAGTCATGTTACGTACACTCAAAAGAAAATCCTTATCTTCAAATACGAAAGATACAAACATGTTAGCCTTCAGATATTGTAATCTATCTTGTAGTTTTTCATTTACAAATTTATCGACAGTGAAGTCAAAAGTAGCAGCATCACCCTTCAAATACATTTCTAGAGTGTCGTTGTAGAACTTCAAACTTCCTGGGATGGAGTTATCAAGATGGTCGACAACTTCCAGATTATTATTATGAATTGTAATCCTCATTTTGATTTTTTCCTTTACTGTAGATATTGTTCGTTGAAATCTATTTCTATTTCAGGCAAGTCACCTTTCATCCAGTTAGAGAAACTGAATTGTAATTTGGATTTACCCTTAGGTAGAATGACCCAATTAGAACCTTTAACAACTTCGGATTGTGAGATGAATCCTTTTTCAGAAGTACCATCTGGAGATATCCATACTTCACCATTCCAGTTGTCAATTGTTACAATGGAATTAGGTTTGTATTTATTATCCACATTGGCATAACGGTGAGTGTTAAGTTTTGTGAAACTCAAAGATTCAATAGTCATTACTTCAACTTGTGGTACAGCATACACGTGTCCCATTTGGATAACAATCTTACTAAATCGCATTGTCTTTAGTTTTTCATTGGTATATCCCCACAAATGCCCATCCAACATAAAGGTTAATTTAGAACCTTCTTTCATAAACCAAACATCACCAGTTCTGGTATTGAATGATTTATTAGCTGGTTCGTATTCACCATTGTTAGCATGGAACTTACGCATCTCATACCACTTTTCTTTACCTTGTTCATCGACCTGAAAGTTTGCAGTCATGACATTACCAGAACGGTCTGTCTTACCAATCTCATATTGTGCAATGACCTCGTTACGGTCACTGATCACACCAACACGAATAACTCCAGTTTGTCCAAGTTGTAAAGCGTGAAATTTAGCATTAAAGTCGACACGAAAATCGGTACCACCTTTAACACCATCACGGTCTGCAGGGATATCAATATATCCGATAGCTTCAGCCCATTTATTTTCAAACCCTTTTTCATCGTCGCCTGGATAATGCACACCATTCGTAATATAGTCTGCAGCACCAAAACCTGATGAAGGGTTATGTTTATGAGCCATTTCTTTAACCACAAGCTTATTTACAATTTGTGATTTTTCTGTCGGAGCAATACCAAGAACAGGTCTACCGCCAAATTGATGACGCCCTTCTTGTAACATACCCCAACCTTTAGGACCAAAGTCGCCTTTCTTGATTTGTAAAAGGATTTCAGACCCTGTACCATCCACATAACGAGGAGTACCTTCTTCAGTAGCCTGAGTAGACCCTAATTCCATTACTCCATTTTGATTTACGATGCCAATCCAACCAATGTTAGTCTTATTCTTAATTGTAATAATAGGATAAACCTCAGTGTTAGCTGGGTTGTTAATATCTACGTAAATACATTTTGCTTCGGTATCTTTTGTAAATTTCGCATACTCAGTTTGTGGGCCTTCACTAGACACAACAATACCAGTATCCGAATGCCAAAGTCCGTCAGGAACAGTGAATGAAATAGTACCACTCGCCTGTTCCTCTTTAAGACTTTCAGTGAATGAGAATTGACCTTCAGAGATTACATCGTAATATCCGTTAGGTTCATCCTCAAATCGTAGATGTCTTGTCCCATTTGGGAAATCAAGAGCGCCTGTCATTTCACGTCTAAAGCGAGCACGTTGATTAGTATCAGCAAAAATCAAGAAATCAATCTTGATAGTTTTAGCACCTAATTTTTGATAGGCGTGCTGAGTACCATAACGGTCTGTACCAGTAGACGTTGTATTAGTTTTAGCACCACCAAGACCTCTATCAATCTTGGTAACACCACCACGATAACGTTCGATAATCTCTGTTATATTAACTTGGTCTGAACCTTCGCCTAACAGGATATCGAAATATAGTTCAGTAGAACCACTCATTAAGCGATACCTCCATTAATTCTGTCTTGACGTGCTTTGTATTGTAATTGTGCGTCTGCCATACCTGGAGCAAGCACGTTGTTAATACGTTTACCATCAATGTAAGTGTTAAGAACTTGACCTTCACGAAGAAGACCAGCTTGTTCTTGATTGACAACATTAAGTTCTCCCATTTGCCCGTTAAGTGTTTCAACTTTACCGATAAGAGTATTAATATTGTCTGAGTTTGTGAGCATTTGAGCAACTTGTGGATTAAGCAATGAGTATTGTAGATTGAGTGCGGTCTGTCCTGTCAAGAGTCCAGAGTAATCTGTAACAGCTTGCAAAGCAGAAGTCTCAACTTGACTCATATCAAGGATAGGCTTGATACGAGGATTAATATCCATATTGTCATAATCCATATCATTGACTCTATCTACTTGATTTTGAATTTCACCCATCAAGTTGTCCATTGCGCCAATTACTGTAGGTGCAGCAGAACCCATACCACTAGCAATAGTCTCTACAATAGTCTTACCAGAGTGTTCGACTTTACGCCAACCAGCTCCAGACATAGGCCCTTTCTTGGCTGGTGAGTTAGGGATATGCGCCTTAACTGCAGCCCAAAGGTCAGAGATTGCACCTGTTACCTTACCAACAGCGTTTCTAAGACCGTCAGCAATAGCTCCAGCCATAGAAGAACCTGCTTTTGTAAGTTTAGAGATAACTCCTCCATCTGGGTCTAATGCTTTTTTAGCAGCATCCATTACACCTTTAGCGGCAATTGATACAGGGTTCTTACCTTGGTCAATACCGCCTTTGAATGTTCCAGACATCTTATTACCGTGACCAGTAACATCGTTTTGTCCGAACATTCCTTTAGCTCCAGATACAACAATATTAGCAGCACCAGATACCATACCAGCCAAAGTACTAATACCTCGTCCGAATGTACTTGATGCACCATTACCTTGTGAAGTCATATTAGCAGCGCCGAAGCGTCCACGTGCTCCACTCACAACACCATCAACTGAACCAGTCACATTTCCTAGTCCATTTTGAATTCCTGTTGCGTAAGACCCAATGTTACCCAAACCAGCAGCCTCGAATGATTGTTTCATTTCCATAGACTGTAGTTTAGTTGAGATTGAGTTAATTGTAGAGATGATGTTATCTACAGCAATTGAAGCTTCAGGCCCAACAGCAGGCATAGATTGCAAGTTAGTTGCGATATCTTTAACCTTGTTGATGATTGAGTTCATGTTGCCCATGTTAGTGACAGCAGTCTCATCAGGAGCAGAATCACCCATAGATTTAGCCTTGTTCATGATGGTCTTCATGTCATCCATCTTATCACTAACGCCGTCCACGTCAATAGACTTCATACTTGATGCTGATTTAGACGCATCTGATACTGAGGCAAGAGCTTTAGCACCATTCTTGATACGAGTTACTGCACCAGAACCATCTGAGAATATAGACAAGAAGTCTTCCTTGAAGAGATTTGATGAAAGGACATTAGCAAGTTTCTTAACAACATCTGCTGATTTCTGCATGTCTTCTGGAGAACCAGAAGCTGAGATTTTAATCGCAGTATCTGCAAGGTCTTTGACGTTAGTCACAATACCCTTCATAGAAGCTAACTGACCAGAAATCTTGTCGGCTCCACCACTAATAAGACTACCAAATGCGGTCTTAAGAGTATTCCAACCAATAACATCTCCAAGCTTAGCAACGATTTGACCAGCTTTAGTCATTGTTTCGATATCACCAACACTTGCAATACCAATAGCAGTTGATGCTAATGATTGAATTGAAGTTGTGATACCTTTCATAATCATTACTTGTCCAGCAGCGCCCTCAAGATTAGTCACGTTAGACATAAGGCTCATGAATGCAGACAAGGCACCTAGAATAAGTGCAAGACCAGCAATAACCATAACTGCTCCAGCCAAGTCCCATCCGACAAATGGAATAAGACCAATAGCTACACCTGCTAGAGATTGTAGAGCTTCTATGATACCATTAGCAAGAGCGATAGTTGTAGTAACACCAAATCCAGCTACAGAAGCAAATATAGATACTACGGTTGCTAATGCAGTAATAACCACAAGGATTACACCTAACGCTAATATAGCAACAGCTCCAGACATCAAATCACCAATAGAAAGTGGTGCTAGAGCAATAACAATATCGCCCATACCCTTCAATGCTGGTACAATAGCGACAATCAATGCAATTACAGGAATAACACCCCATAGAGCACCAAATGTCCAACCAGCAAGAAGTGCAAGTACACCCATTTCAGTTGTAATGATAAATAATATCTGACCTAATGCGGCAATAGCTACACCACCTTTGACAAGTTCACCAACAGATAAACCACCAAGAAGTGCTACAGTTTCACCCATTTGTTTAAGACTCCATGCTATAGACATAATCAATGGAATCATAACAATAATACCGATAAGAGTCATAGGGCCACTATTACCAGCTAAGGCACCAAGTACCCCTATTACAGTTGTAGTAAGTGCCAATATACCAGCTAATGCTGCAATGACACCTACTGCACCCATCAATTGACCAGTATCAAGCATGGCCAATGGAATTACAGATTTAGCAAATTCTTTAAGAATAAACATAACTGCTACCATTGTACCCAATGCTACAATAATACCACCAACAGTCTTCAAATTTGTTACAAGTTTGGACAAACCAATAACAACGGCAGTCATAACTGCTAGGACAATACCAAGCATGCTCAAAGCTTCACCACCAGCTCGAATACCATCTGCAGGCAATTCAGCTAATTCGAATAAAGCTAATGACATTTGTTTGAGGACATAAGTAAGAACTACCATTGTACCTAGTGCAACAATAACTCGTCCTACATCCTTCATATTTTCAATAAGTTTAGAAAGTCCAATAACTGCACCTTCCAAAATAACCATTGTTGTACCAATTAACAACAAAGCTACACCTGCAGCTAACATAGAACCTTGGTCTACTTCTGCAAGCATTTTGATTTGTTCTGACAAGAGCCAGATAGAACCTACAATTACTATTAATGTAGCTACTGCAGTTGTAACTGATGACTTCTTAACACTATTCTTCTCCATTAGGATGATTATACCACCAATAGCAGCAAATACACCACCGATAAGGAAAGCTACAGTTGTAATTACACCAATACCGATACCCATTTGTTCAGCATTGATTTCTTGTCCAACCTTAGAAACAGTACCTGCTAATAAGATTAGACCGCCTATTTCTACAGCTAACAACAATGCTACTTCTTTAGTACGTCCCTTGTTAGAACGTTGCATAGCATCACCTTGTGAGAATTTATTCATCACAAAGAATATAGCTGTAAATAGGCCAGCAATAATGAAAGCAATATGTTCAAGAGTATTTTGTCCATTTTCTAGACTAGCCTTGTCTACTGCGCCCAATTTAGCAACAGTGTATGAAAGGACAACTAAACCTATAATAACTTCACCCATAAGGGCTACTACAGGCCATGAAGCACCTTTACCACCACCAATACCAAATTTAGTACCACCAGGGATGTTTAACTTAGCAGACATTGAGCCTGATAAGAATTCGACTGCCCCGAATAGACCAGCTAGAGTAAGAGCGATAGATTTAAGTGTTTTAGTTCCTTGTTCAATCTTGCCCTTGTCCATATCGCCCAAACGTTCGATAATGCTAGTAATTTGTTTTAGACCCAGAATAAGAGCCATCAAGACCCCAACTGTTGACCATTTGGTATTACCAGTTGTTACCTTGATACCAGCAGCACCACTAGCTGAACCGATATTCTTACCACCGACTTTTGCACCATTGGCTGAACCGTCTGAACCTAGCATAAATGTTGCTCCGACAGTAAGCATGAATTCTTCAAGAGAACGCATAACAGCTTTGAGGGCTGTAATACCATATTCAATTGATTTCTTCTTAGCGGCAATCTCTTCAGGTTTAGCAGTCGCACTAAATAAATCTAATGCGTTCATCAATTGTTTGAATCGTGTCATTAGGACATATAAAGTGGCTGCAGTACCAAGTGTTTGGTTGCCTGTTGAAGCCTCTAGTCCAAGTTCGAATTGTGGACCTACCTTAACACCAGCACCAACCTTGAATCCCATAAGGGCCATAATTGAACCGATAACGACTGCAACTTTCTCAAGTTTAGCCATACCATTGTCTAGTGTTTTTTCGTCAATCTTGTCTAAGTCATCAATGATACCTAGAAGTTTCTTGACTGTAGATGCAACGACCCACATTGTAGCAGCAGTACCAATAGTAGCTCCAGAGAAACCTGAGAGCCAAGTAGCACCGACAAGTTCGGTCATAATCAAGCCCATGATTTTAAGTGACTTCCATGCCTTGTCCCATTCCATGTTACCAATCTTAACGAATAAATTGCCAAGAATAGCTACAGAAGAGGCAAGGGAAATCATCATTGTGGCTGAGGCCATTTTCTTGAGAAGTTTACGAACTTCAGGGAATCCCATCTCTTCAAGAAGTTGAGAAAGAAGACCTGAGGCTTTATCAGCAACTCCAGCGGCAGCGCCAGCACCATATGATTTGGCTTTCTGAATCATCATATAAGCCCCAACTAGGATTGTAGCCATTGCTGCAATTGCTCCTACAGATTGTAGAAGTTTATCAGTAGGAATAAGCGATACAATAAATAATGCACCGGCAAGTTCTAGCAATGCTAGACCGATGGTCTTAAGTGTATTAGCCTTGATATTCTTTTGGAATGCTCCAAGAGTTCCTGACAATTGTGAAAGGATGCTGTTAGAGTCACCAATACCAAATAAAGCTTCTTTCAAGGCTTTGATTGGGTGTAGGATTTTTTGGATTAGGTCTGAGTCTTTAAACTTTTGTAATTGTTTAAATAACAAGAAGAAACCTGCAAGTTTAATCGCAGTATTTCCTTCTAGACCGTGTCCAACAGTATCAAAGAATTCAGACAAATATGTAAATACTCGACCACCAACATCTGATACAGTTTTAAAACGGTCAGCAAGCCATTCTAACAAGTCACCGATACTTTCAATACCTGACTTGATTAATGAGGTCTTGCTTGAGAAATCGATATTTGAGAATGCTTTCTTTACAGCACCCCAGAAACCTTCAAATACGGTTCCTAGAGTTGAGAATGATTGTTTTAGTCTATCAATAATGTGCCATTTTGAAATTGTGTCAAAGACTTTACCAAGTACGGTATTCGAGTCTCCTGCTGATGTTTTAAGCTTGTCAAAACCACCAGTAACAAGACCGACAATACCAGAACCTAATTTCTTAACACCATTACCAATTGAACCAATGACACGACCAAACAAATCTGATACGCTTGAAGCTTCTGAAAGATATTTTGTATAATCTTTAACAGCCCCACCAGCGTCTTTCATTGTTTTAGATAGACGTTTTTGTGCACGTTGCATGAACGTGAGTTTTTCTTCTTGTTTGTCTACACCATCGCCAAGTTCATCGGCTGAGGCTTTACCACCAAATAGACCGTTAGAAAATACTTCTTTAATGTCTTCTTTTACAGTCTTAAGAATTGATGATAGAGACCCCAACTTGTCAGAAATAGGCATATCAAAACTTGATTTCAATACATCAAAGAATCCTTTGAGTGTATCCCATACAAGTTGTAGAGGTGTGAGAAGAAGTTTGATAACATCCAAGAACCACTGAACAGCATCTCCAGCTTTAGAGAATGCCAATGCAATCTTGTCTGTTTCTCCTGGTTTAGGGCCTTGTTTGAAAGCCATAGCCCAGGCTAGGAATTTATCAGTAATATTTTTAAAAGCATTAGCCATGCGTTCTAGTAAAGACAAGCTGTTTTCAGCGTTAGGGTCTTTACCAAATCCGAACATCTTACCAACATCTTTTAAGAATTTACCAATATTTACACCAACACTATCGAAGAAGGCATCCATAGGACCATCTATTCTGTCCCAAATACCTGCGAGTGTTACTGTAACAGCATCGTAAAATGTTTTTATTGCATCGCGAATTGTCAAGAATGCATTAACAAGTCCAGACGTGTCCATTTGTGATTTAATACCAACAAATATGCGTCCAATACCATTAAATACATTAGCTATCATACCAGCGATAAGAATCAAATCCTGAATCATATTATCTGGAATGATAACGTCTAACGCAGCAGCGACACCCTTAACAACCATTTTCACAACACCCCATAGACGTATAAATACTTCTACAATGTTGTGGATTGCTAAGGTTACCTCAGGTCTGATACCTTCACCTACATGGAACAACTCTTTAAGATAGTCTGTAATCTTGATGATTGTTTCGGCTATCTTGACGAATACCATGTTAGTTACATCGCCCTTCTCGGCCCATTGTTGTAATATGTTGGACTCTGGTATCATTGCTGATATAGCATTTTTAACACCTTGTCCTGCTAATTTAAGAGACTCAAAGAGTTCAACAATTGCAGAAATAAGGTGTGTACGTCCATCCAATTGATTAAATGCGTGAGCGATATCTTTAATAAGGTTTGGAATAAATGATACTGCTGCAGCTAACCAGTTACCAACTGGAGTCCAGATAGCCATAGCTTCATCACCTTTACCAGCTAACTCAACCCACATTTTAGACCAAGCATCGTTTACAGCTTCTTCGGTAGTTTCCATAGCTTCCTTGAAAGTGTAAAGGTTTTCAGCCATTTCTTGATAAACTTTGTTGTTGGCATACTCTTCCAATGATTGCATCAGCACTTCGTTAGTAAGCCAACCGTCTTTCAGATGCTCTACAAATAACTGTTGAACCCCGATGGCGTCAACTTGTTCTTGTGTTAGAGTACCTTGAGCTACCGCAGCATCAATTACTGCTTGTTTATATCCTTTAGTTGCCAATTGGGCAGTTTCCAACGACTGCCAGTTTTGTCGGTTCATATAACCCATTTGTAGGGCTTGTTGAACACCAAACTGCAAGGCTGTACCAAAAGCTTGAGTACTAGCACCTGCAGAGGCTGCCAAGTTACCAAAACCTCTCAAGGCCACATTAGCTTTATCCAAATCGATACCTGCATTAACAAATTGTGCTAATGCTGAGTTCATTGTTTGTGAGTTATATTTGGTAGTCTTAGCGTATTGTTCCAAATCACGCATTGTTTGTGTGATATGGTCTTGTTCCTCTTTACCCAAAGCAGCAACCAAGATACGAGTTGAGTCAAGTTCTCGTTCGTATTCTTGATAACCTTGAACAATAGGAGCAACAGTCCATTTACTTAACAACGATGCGCCAGCAGTAATAGCTCTTGAAGCAATATTACCCAAAGCCACCGTTGCAATACCTTCCAGCATTGAGAATTTACTTTTAACACCCTCAACACCAGACCCCAATTGTTCCATTGAGTTTTTGGCATTTGATGCCCCAGATTGGATTGCTCCAAATCCAGAGCCAGCATTTTCTCCAACCCGTCCCACAGCAGACGCTGCAGTGTTGGATGCATTACCGACACCTGTCATCTTCTCCACAATGTTGCCAAGAATTGGGACATGTGAGACTAGACCTGCCAGTTTACTTGACAGAGACCCTGTTGATTTCTCAACATTGTCAACAGACTTACCATTGATTGAGTCCATCTTTTGTTGGAAGTTACCAACATCTTTAATGGCATTTTGAAGTTTCTGTTGTAAATCAGCGGCGTCGAGTTTAAGTTTATAAATCTGTTCTTTTACTACAGAACTAGGCATTAACTACTCCCTCCCGACAAACCTCTTGCAATATCACTTGTAATACTGTCGGTTCTAGGAGACACAAAATCGTTTGGTCTAACATAACCGTGAGTACGAGTGTAGTGTCCATTCACTACGTATACAACAATAGGTTTACCATTCTTAGCTTTATGTGAGTTTTCAAAGATAACATCTATCTGGTCTTTACTCATCGCAATTCGTCTATTCCATGACGACTTAGTTAAGCCTGACCTAACAGGAGTACTCTCAACAATGCCGTCATAAGCTTTTTTGGTTTCAGTGTCGACCACTCTATAGATTTTTTCCATAGCGGTTTCTTTCTTAAAGTCGTCGAATAAGTTCTGAAACTTACTATCTGATGACATTGAATATTTCATTTTGAATTAACCTGTAGTCCCCATCTCAGCACGTCGTTTAGCATTTAAATCCTTGTACATGCGTGCCGTCTCTTCTTTACTACGTTTCTTCTTAGGTGCGTTTAACTCACCTATAACCCCAAGCAATACGAGTAGTCTATGGATATTCCATGTTTCACAACTGTATGGTACTTGTGCATTCGCCATATACGCATAGATGACTTCTGAAGTCAGTATACGACGACCACCTTCTCCCGATGAAGAAATTGTAGTAGCAGTGGGCTTGCTGTTAAGATACTCGATTATCTCCTTAATGTTGGATTCAGATAAATCATCAATGTTGAACCCAGTCTTATCTAAATTCATTAATTGGACATACGCAAGTATCTCGACAGGTTCCGCCTGCAAGCCATTTAAAAAGGGAAACGGTTTTTTAAACACCATCTCCCATTGACTAATAGCTAACAACGAATGCTCGAAATGGTATACTCTTCCTGGGAGAATCATGCCCGTTGTTTCGTCATAAATCTCCTCCGTAACTATCTCAAGCATACATGTCACCTATTATTTTTTACTACGACGTTGTTGACGGTTACCTTTATTGGCAACTGTCTCAAGCTGAGAATTGTGACCCTTGTCTTTATTTGAACGGCCTTCTTCAATCAATTGTGAGAAGAATTTACGTGCAAAGTTCTCATCTTGGATGAAATCTACGAACAATTTACCGTATGCTTCAGACGCTAGGAATTCATCGCGAAAATCTTTCGTCTTAGTAAAGCGCCCGTCTGCATTCTTATACCCAACGGCAATAGAAACAAATTGCTCGATGAAGTCCATGATGCGGTCTGCATCTCCTGATGCCGCAACGTCTTTAACGTAAGTCTCCCAGTCTCGATTTCCTGAGCGACCCATGATACGAAGTGCTTCGGCACTGTTAATGTGGAAGTAGAACTTCTCAGTGAGTTCTTCACCAGAGAGTGGTTCTACGTAAGTAATTTCTTTAACAATCATTGAATTAATCCTTTCTTATAAAAACAAGTTCATTTTGATTTTTAGCCAGTAACTACACCAAGGAGAACCATAAGTTCTTTTGGAGTAGGAAGTTTAGGGTCAGCACTATCTGTACCGTAGATAGCTTCTTCGACTTTCTTAAGTTTGCTTTGTTCAAGCTTAGTAGAGTCGATGATAATGTGAGCCATTGATTGAGTGTTCTCAACACCTGTATCTACTGGAGTTGTAGTGAAGTCCCAAGAGAATTCGATAGCATCTGGTGAGTCATTGATTGTTTCAAAGTCTTTAGATGCAACACCTGCAGTAGCATTGTATACCAAATTGATAAGGTATCCGTGACCTGTAGACTCAGTATCGTTACCGATAAGAGTACGGTATGCGAAACCGAATGATTTACGAGTTTGTGCAGTAAGTTTAACACCTGCAACGGCATCAACTTCACCAAGACAAGCTGCAAATTCATCAGGGTAAGTGTAAGCTGAGATAGAACCCTTGAATGATTCTTTCGCAATAAGGTTCAAGTATTTACCATTGTTAGCGTATTTGGCTGTAGCGTCACCACCATCAGGTGATTCAGACACTTTAGTCAAACCATTCCAAGCTACACCTTTTTCGTATGTACCACCAGCGGCCATAGGGAAAAGTACACCACGGTCAACCCCTGTTTGGTAAGTTTTTTGACCAGTTTGGTCCCAAAGCAATTTTGCCATAGAAATAATAACCTCTCTAATAATATACTCGATACGTCTCTTGATATAGACCATCGTCTACATCGTAGTTGTTTAGACGCACATAAGGGAATTTATCAAGCATGGCATCCTCAATAGAGGCATCATCCATCCTTGTAAAGAAATTAACAATATAAGACCTGTTAGTACGATAAGCTCTGTTGTTTGCTTGTTCTACATCTAGGTAGTTCTTTTCAACAACAATACAAGGGAATTTCAATTGCGAACCATCAGGCTTCTGATAGTACACCCTTGGGCAAATCGTCTTTAGTTCTTCGATGAGTTCAGTGTGTGTTCTTGTCATAATCTTTAATTACTACCCCCAATTGATTTAAGTCTTCAAGACTCATGATACCATCTGGTACAATACGTACTCGAGGTGGATAATTGAGAATCTTACTTACAGAATAAACTTGGTTCTTGTAAATAAGATACCAGATACGACTAACACGGTCTGTATCATCGTTAGCGAATACAAAAGAGAAGTCGAAGTTAGACTTGATATTCTCGTTAATTCGTTGTGAATCAGAAATATCATAACGTCTATTTTCGACAATGTTAGCAGGAACCTTTCGATATCGTGTGTACTCGTAAGAATATACACCAGGTTTAACCTCTGTCTCTTCAATACTCCGAACCAAGATATCTACTGTTGTCCTCATGCTACTCTCCTATATTCCATTTTGAAATTAGCCTTCGCTTCGTCCTGAAGCAGGTTGACCTGGGCCACCTGATGCTGGTGATGCAGCTTCGTCAGCGTCTGAATGTTTAGACAAGTAGTTCTTACCTGGTTTGTCTTGTTTTTCAACCCAGTTAGGTTTTGTCTTAAGTGCGTCTTTACGGAATTTAAGCATATCTTCGTTAGTAACCTCAGGTTTCTTAACTGTTACAAAGATGAAGGCACGTGGGATCATGATTGCACCTGAAAGACGTGCTTCCATAAGGTATTTCATTTGGTTAAAGTCGATATCGAAATCGTCGAATGTTACGACTTGTCCGCCTTGAGATTGACCAAATACGTAGTCGTTCAAGTTACCAATCAAGAATTTACCTTGAGGCATGTCACGGAATTCGATTACTTCAGAACATCCGAAGTAAGCAGCAAGATCACTGTTAGTAGCTACACGGTTGCCATCACCAGATGAACCATACAAGTAACGTCCGTCTTTATCTTTAAGAGTACGGAGTTTAGCAAGGTCAAATGGGTTGATGATAAGAGATGGTGAACCAGAGCCTTGGTATCCAGGAATAGTCTTGATAACATCATCAACTACAGACATCCAGTCTTCAGATTGTACTTTGATTGTGAAGAAGTCATCGTCTTTAGTGATAGGACGAATATGTTCTTCTTGAATCTTTTCAACGTTTGGTTTACCGTCTTTAAGAACTTCACGTCCATCACCAAACAAAGCAGCACGTACAAGTTCTTCTTTGAACTTGATCGCTTGAACTTGTTTCAAGAATGATACTGCGTCAATACCGTTTTCACGAATATCGATTACGTCATCACGGTCAATGGCTGTTTTGTGGATGACAGTTTGTGGTGTAGTTACACGGTAGTACAAACTAATCAAACGTTGATTAAGTTTTTCGTTACCTTTGATGTAACCACGTGCACGAGCTTGTTCTTCTGTCAAGTCAGCGTAAATGTTTTTAACATTTGGTGAAGAAACAGCACCGAATTTGTTAAGGATAGCTTCAACGTTTTTAGCGTTAGGATTGTAAGCTTGGATACCTTTTTGCAATTGTGCTGCTGGGAACAAGATATCAATGTTTGAGATACCATGTTGCAAGAATTCACCGCTTGAATCAACACCAGCCAATGCACCTTTAATAGAACCACTTCCGAGAGCTGCAGCTTCACGTACAGCAATATCAGCGAGTTGCGCAGCATGTGTCAAAGTATCTTGTTCTTCAATTCCATTTTGATTGAATGAGTTTTGTTTCATGTTTACTCCTGAATGTTCGATTTCTTCTTCGTCTTCGGCAGCTTCATCATCGTCATCGTCATCTTCAACCACTTCGTCTTCAGACTCGTCGTAGTCGTCTTCTTCGTCTACTGGTTCGAAGTCATCAAGATTAGAATTTACAAGTTCATCTTCTTCGATTTCACCAGCAGCAGATTGGATGATGTTGATAGCTGTGATTTGGTCGTCACTGAGAGTTTCAAGAACCTCAGCATCTTCTGGTGATAGTGCCTCTACACCATTTTCAAGCATATTAGTAACAACTTCAGCTTGGTCATCTGTGAGAGTATCAATCACTTCTCCGATAGTTGCCATGTGTTTCTCCTCTGAGTTAGAGTGTTTCAACAAGTCTTGTGTAAGACCTGTAGTGATGAAAATCTCATCGCCGACAAAACCATCACCGTGAGTAAGAACCTCTTCGATGACAGCTCCAGGATTTGCGCCCTTGAGTACTAATGATACTTCATAGATTTCACCATGAATAACATCTTGTCCACTCTTTTGGATTTTACGAGCGCCAATAGACATTTGGTTCACGTCTCCGTGACGCAAAAGCTCTTTGGCATCCTGACCACGTTCTGTTTCATTGAGATACCCATAACCGTATACACCTTGGTCATTTGAATGAAGAAGGATGTACCCGATTGTATCTCCTGGTTGACTGTAAGAATGTTGCCAAACCAATGGTACTTTTTCTCCAGACAATCCAGAGAATGCACCATGACGGATTGTTACACCGTCTGAGCATTTGAGGTCATTCTTAGTAACCCAACCAGCGAAATCGTAATTTTGCGGTTTGTTCATTTGATACCTCTGATAATGTTATGTTTGCGTTTCAAGTATTTGGCATTCATTTTAGAATCCATCTTGTAATAACGCCCTGCAAGATTACCTTTGTTAGAAGCTATAATTCTGTAAAACTCATAACTTCTATCTAGGGAAGTTTTAGGGATTTTGTAGTATCCGCTCTTATCAGCTTGAGATTTGAAATCGTTGTCTTTCTCAAACTTACGCATTAGTTTAAAGTCTGCTTTATCTCGCTTTTTATCGAGCTTCGACATTCTTTTATAAAACTGCTGTTGTTGAGGAGAGACTTGTCTACGCTTCCTAAACCCCCATTTCATACCCATAATGCCATGGTGGTGAAGTTCATTTTGATTTTCTTGCACTGAGTTTAGAATAGCTTTGTAGTCCATATCAATAACCTCGAGCAGACACTAGAGCAGCTTGATAATCAAAGGTCGCAGATTGTCTAAGAGAACCAGCAAGGCTGCCACGTTTTACCAAACCTTTTTTACGTTTTTGGAAATTATTCATTCGGTCATTATATTCACCGCGTCGACCTTTTTCGAACTGACGGTCGCTATATTCACCACGTTTGCCTTTTTCGAACTGCGCACGATCATAAGCTTTCTTATTGGGTTTCAAAGCACCCTTCTGACGAGCTTGGTCTACAGCTTTACCAAAGTCATTTCCGATACCGCCACGATTAACTCGTCCTTCTGGTAAATTCTTCGCGCTTCGTGCATTATCTTTTAGGGTTTTCATACCTTCTTGACGCTTACGCAATTCACGTCGATCCATCCATTTACCGCGTTCGTAATCAGTTTTACGTCGTTTTTCATCATAAAAACGTTTTTGTTCCTTACGTTCAGCTGCGGCTTTACGTTTTCTGTCACGATTACGACGTTCACGTTCATCCATGGCTTTACCACGGTCTTGGTCAGCTTTACGGCGTCGCTCTTCAGAAATACGTTTATCCATAGCTTTACCGCGTGCTTGATCGATTTTATTCATTCGGTCACGTCTATTTCGTTCGGCCTCACGTTTTACGCCTTTAGACATGGCATGACTGCGTTCTCGTTCAGTATTACTTTTTTTGGCACGATTACGACGTTCGCGTTCATCCATAGCTTTGCCACGAGCCGAATCGGTTTTGCGTCGTTTTTCATTAGCATAACGTTTGTCCATAGCTTTACCGCGTTCGTAATCAGTTTTGCGTCGTTTGGCTTCAGCAGTTTTAGGACCAACTTTACGACCGTTACCCTTTTTAGGACCAACTTTATGCCCTTGAGCATCGGTAATGCTTTTTACACGAGTAATTGTGGTAGTCTTTGAACCTTGACTAAAGACACCTTTTTTAGCAACACGAATAAGATTATTTGCTGTTTTGGAAACTGTTTTACCAGCAGAACTAACAGCTTTAGAAGCCGAATTAGCTACAGAATTTGTAGTCTTCTCAGCCTTCTTGTAAAGGTCACCAAACATCTCAAGAACAGAACGTCCAGCACGACGAGCCTCACTTACACGACGTTTAGCCTCTTCAGACCATTTACCGCCATGAAGAAGAATCTCATTGTTAGGGTCAATGTCTAGGATTGACCATTCTTGTTTCTCCATTGTTACCTCCGAATAGGATTTCCAGCTATATCAACAGGATTGCCTTGATAATCTACATAGTTACCATTCTCATCTTGATAGACATACTGACTAGGGTCATCTTCTCCCATACCAGCATCGCCTTGCCCAGCAGTAGCAATACCACCCATTTGATTGCCATCCGCAATATTACGGTTATAGAGTTGGTCTGCCAATGGGTTAGGGTGAGGCTCTTTACCAATGAATTCACGAATCTCATTTGGTGTAAGGATTGCATTACGAGAGAACAAGTCTGCTGTATTAGCGAGTTGTTCAATAGGAAGAATCTTGAATGGGTCACGGTAAAACTGAATAACTTGACCTTGAGTGCGAGCTGTCTTACTAATGAAAGCGACGTTAACTGCATCCACAATTGCTTGTAGGATTGGGTCAATAACTCGGTTGTAATAAAGGTTAAGCTCTGCCCCAGACTGAGTACCATTGATAATATTCTCAGTAATACCAATCTGGTTGTAGAAATCTTGCTTAAGTTTATTAATATCCTCAAGAGTATTATTCTGGATATTACCTCCAGTTGGAATGAACTTCTCATTGTTGTCCAATGTAGCTAATCCGTATGCAGATTTACTCATCTCTGCTTCCAACTGCTTACGACGTCTATCTGCCTGCTTCTGATGGTAGTCAGAGTTTGTCTGATAAGGGAATTGGATAAAACCATTAATCTTACCAGCGGCAGCATTTCTATCTTCCGAGTTCATCAAGTTAATCTTCTGTTTGAGAAGTTGTAGCGTTTGATTACTATCTTGTAAGATGCCACTGAGGGGTGACTCGATAATAGCTACATCTTCTTTTTTCAGAGATTGTTCGAACTCTAATCCAGTGTCCTCGTTGTAATATCGCACCTTGACAGCGTCAGTGAACCATTGTGTGATTTTACCCACACGAACGGACTCCACGTCAAATGTCTTCTCACCATCCATGATTTTATCAGTGACAGTGGGTACAATAGCGATTACACCTTCATCAAGTAAAGACCATACCAAATCAATAATGAATGCTCGTCCAGTTTGGTCAATGTTCGCCTTGTAAGTAAGGCAGTCAATCAAACCAGATTTAATTTCATTTTGATTTTTCGTAAGAGCGTCAATCTTCAAGTGTTTGAATTCAACTGTAGATGCATCGATAGCAATACGGTTGATAATTGATTTAATCAAATCACTACCATAAGAGGTGTTCATTGATTGTATGTACGAAGGAGAATGATATGTCGAAATCGATTGCCAATTGGAACCAGGTTCGACTGTGAAACTACCATTACCCATCGCGTTCGCAGACTCGTACGTTTTGTACGAATGTAGCAAAGTCGACATATGTTCACCTTTCTACATAAACATCTCTCTATTACGAGTCATCGCAACCCATGCGTCCATTAGAGCGGCCACGTTATCGATTTTCTCGTCAGAGCGACGCTTATCCAATTTGTAGTTACCATTGTTATCCTGTATTGCTACAGAATTACCCATGGCAAATTTCATCAACTCTTCGTCGAATATCAACAAACGAGCTTCAGCTAGTGCTTTGATTTCACCCAACGGTACAGACTCAGTCTTAACACCTTGTCGTACTGTTTCAACACCATACTCACCGTTTTCCATACACCAGCGGTCAACGAAAGCTCCAGCGTTGTAAGGGTCAAACCCGAATGACAATATAGCCCAGTCGTGAGAATGAATGTAATCTCTCACGTCTTCGTATACTGCCACCCAATCCAAGACTGTACCAGGCATGATTACCAGAGTACCTTCTTGTTGTAATTCGTCATACTTAAACCTTGTGGCTGATGGCAGCTTTTGGTATTTAGTCTCAGATACATAAGACCGAGTCTTGACACCAAATCTCTCACCACCTAAAGGAAATACCCATGTAAACGCCCAGAAGTCATCACCTTGCGATGCGTCCATACCCATTGAGCATGGGAGCTTGTCATAGTTCTGATAAGCATGTTTTTGGATTTCATCGTAAGTAAAGAAGTAAGTGTAACCTTCAACTGGGATACCAAAACGCTTAGCAAGGATATCATTCCTTGTAGCTGGGTTGGCTTCCGCACGTTTAACGTCACGCATATAAGCGTCGTAGGATACAGTTACCCCAATGTTAGGACTGGCTTTAACCCAGGCAGATGGGTCATTCACTTCGTTAAGGTCGTCTAGACGATAATACCAGATTGATGTGTGAGGGTCTTCGTATTCGCCTCGTAAGATTTTCAATAATTCCATTTTGATTGAGTCACCTACGGAGTCACGAACTGTACCCTCAGAGGATACTGCCAGGATAATGTAATCGTCTACACCACCCTTGGCTGCTGATTGTTCTAGTGCACCGATAACGTCCTCTTTGACGTCACCAGAGAGCCACTCATCGACAGTAGCATACTTAGCACGAGAACCTTGTAGTTTATCGATACGCATTGGACGAATCTCCACATACGAATTGGTAATCTTGTTCTCAATACCTTTCTTAGTTGAAGCTAATTTAGCTTGTGTGTATTGCGAGCGTGACTTGTTAGAACCATCAGTCAACACAGAGAACAACGGGCCACGAGACTTAGCAATGGCAGTTGAGAAAGGCATCATTACCTCTTCAGCTTGAGCCATTGTTGGAGCTGTGGTTATCTGTTGAGTTGTCTTTGTGTCTGTTAAAAGACCATATGCTTGGATGGTTGTCTCGTAAAGTGATTTTGAATTACCACGTGCAATGATTAAGTACTGCTTGTTACGAAGACGTCGTTTCTTACGAACTGTAATGCGTCGCCCAGTAGCTGGGTCAATCGTGTCCTCTTCCGAATAATAATACCATGACAATAAATCTTCAGCCCACATCTTAAATGTTGGAAGAAGTGTCAAGTCGGTACCATCGGTTAGAGTCAGTTCAGACTCGCAGAAACGCACATACCCATCGATAGCGTTAGGGTCATAGAAATACTCAGGATTAGCAATGTCATTGTCAATCCTGTTCATCTGGAGTGAGATGTTTTCGCATACTCTAGTCTCTCCTCTTAAAACTGAGTCACGAAACTCACCATAATACTTAGGGACCATAGTATTAGATAACATAGGTTACTCCGTTAATTACCGTTAGCTTTTTTGTTGAAATCGCTGTAGAATTTAGCAACACCTTTAATCATGTCGTTACTTGACTTGAGGCTTTCATAGACATCTCTGTCTTGTTTGTAACGTTTAATGTTCTTAGGATTACCACTGTATGAGTTGGCATCCTTATCGTATGAAACACCATAGGCTTCAGGTATAACACCATTACGATAGAACATCTTCTCCAAACCATAATCAGCTGCGGCTTCCATACCAACAAGAGCAGCAGTTGTAAGTAGTTTCTTACGACGTGCTTTCTTGGCTGCTTCAGCTTTCTCACGTTCACGTTGAGGACCATAAACTAATGACTCGAATTCACGTTCAGCTTTGATACGTTCGTTACGAGCCTTGATAGCTTTTGTACTCATACGGTCACGGTGTTCGTATTCATAGATAAACTGGTCTTCACGTAATCGGTTATTAACCTTCTTAACATTACGTTTACGACGAGGGTCTATGTTTTGTTGCGCAAGTTGGTCTCGTGGGTCTTTCTTACGGAATTTACGTAGAATACCTCCTGTTTTAGGATTCGTTGCTACTCCAGTAGAACCACTAAATCGACCTTTACGTCTACCCCATTTCATACCTAGGATACCGTAGTGAAGTAGGTCTTCCTGGGTTTCCTGTTGAGCTGAAATGAGGATTTCGTTGATAGAGTTAGTTTGAACCATTCTCCACCTCCATTCTAATCCTCCATAACAGATGCTCTAGGGATTTTTCTAAGATTGTTTGTTGTTGACTAGGCGGTGGGTCAAACATCAACATGATGTATTGGACGACATACTGTTTAGCAGTTTCCAACAAGTTCTCATTGTCGATATCCTCCCACTCGTTTTTAACATCTCTATCCCAGTCGCCAGTCCACTCAACTAATTCCACATTCAAACCATTTTGATTGAGAATAAGGAACGCTGTTGAGATTAGCGACTCGATAGAATAAACATACTGACCATCAACAACCAAATCTTTTGTCAACGATGGGGCTCGTTCGACAACATCTTGTAAAATAGACGACATTTAATTACCCCATAGAATTGTGTCACCTGGTGTTCGTTCGACATACTCTTCCTCTTTGGGCTTACCGTAGTGGATTATGTTGTGTGTCGCAATAGAACAGCAGATTAGGTTGTCTTTATCGAAGAGTTTCTCAACATTCCAGTTGTTGATGTCCTCCTCGAATAAAGGGTTAATATGGTGAACGATGATAGGGCCTTCGATTGGTAATCCTAAGATACCAAGGTCACATCCTAAATCTCGTTCAATGACTTCGTCTCGCACGCGCAACCATTCACGTGACTTGTAGAAACGATTGGACATATGTCGCGGAGACGTAGCGTTACCATCTAATAACATTAGATATTCTAGTCTGGCATTCCAGTCTTCCTTGTTGAGGGCTAGTTCCGCTGACCTAATTTTCCACGAATTCTCCGTCAATCCAATCATCTCCTTCGTCTTCACCACGAGAAGGCAAATAACCAGCAAATGCACGCATTGCCTCTGTGTAAGCTTCGTTGGACTTACGTTCAGAGTTGATAGCTTCTGTTTTAGCTTGAAGCATCTCATTCTGTAGTCGTAAGTTCTCTTCTTTCAACTGGTTAGCAGGAGAAGCACGTTGTAACCAAAAAACGATTTCGGCTGAACTAGCTTCACCATTGCGGAGACGCTCTTCAGATACTTGCATTGCGAGTGCTTGCATCTTCTTGTCATACTGTTCAGGGGTCCGTCCCTGGAATTTTGGCTGCAACATTTCATCCATACTCTAACTCCTACTTGCTCTCTTCGTCTTTAGTGGCAAGGTAAACTTGTTCTACTGCGAATTCAGAGCTTGTTACGAATCCACCTTGTAGGAGTTCGATGAACTTTTCGTCCTCAGTTAGACGACCTTTGAACTGTGTTCCTTCTGGAAGAACATCTGTACTTGTGGTATCGTCTACTGGGGCTTGACGTACAATTACACCAGCAGGTGCAACCACTTTGTAGTGATTATACATGGGTTTCTCCTTACTTTTTATATAGTTTTTGAGACATACCTATCTCAACCACACACACTAGCCGTTGCGAATAACGACATAGAAACCAGCATAACCCAAATTTTATAAGAAGGAAACCTACCTGCGGAGAAAGGATGAAACCCGCGGCATTTTTATACACAGTATTGCTTACATAAAGTGTAATATAGTGAATATTGGCTAGTGTGCATGACTGAAATAGGTATATAACCTAAAATCAGTTTTCAAATTTTCGCAGATGGGATTTTTTCGAGAGCCGCATCCAAGTCCCCTTTTTCTTTCATCCGG